TCACTGTGTCGGTGTCAAAGAACTCATCAGCTATCTCAGGTAACTTGTCTACATACTGACGTTCGACGCTAAAGCCCACGCCTGTCCCGTTCATAAGTATGTACATTAGCTCGTCAAAGGCTCTAGGATGATCAACAGGAAGATAAGAACAGTTGTATCCTGCCACGTTAGACTTGCGTAACGCCTCCCCTGCTGTCATAAAACAACGCATAGAGGGCATAGTGTCCATAGACAGCATGGAGGTTCTTAACCCCTCAAATACGCTATCATCTTCTACCTTGTCCTTAAAGAAATTGAGCCAGCGATCTACTGTCTCGTCATAATCTTCTCTACGGTTCTCGCCTGCCAAATATTTTGAGTACCTACTCTTAGCTATGTATGTTTGATATGGGTTCATTTACATTTTCTCCTGAATGTTTAATGGTTTTTTAACGTCTTTGTGTACGCGCTGCATAAAGCTATCTAGGCTGTACCCTTTCCGATTAAGTACTGAGGTCTGCGCCCTATAGATCCTTCCTCCTGCCAACACATACAATTTATAATTGAATAGCACACCTGTGTCTGCTACAAAATACCTACCCTCCCTTGTAACTTCATAGTCGGGTTCTACTTCTCTAAAGTCTAGAGCCTTTAGCTGCTCTCTCGTTATAGTCATTAGTTTTTCCTCGCCAGCTTTAAAAAATTAGCTGGCCCGTAGTTATGAAAATCCATCAGCCTCTCGTCAGTGGACTTAAGTTCTTTAGTCTCTTCGTTGTAGTAGTAAAGGATAAGCCCTGAATCTGCAAAGGTATAATAAAATCCAGTGATTTTAGGCACAGCAACCTCAGACAGTGTGTAGCCTAAAGACTCTAAATACTTTGGCGTACATTTCATTTTATAATTCTCCTCCGTCTAAGCACGAAGCGTCTACCCAAGACTCAGGCATACTCTCCCTACTAAACCACCTGAAACCGTTAGCTGTTGCCCATTCTGCATGTGATCTTTTAGTACCATCCTTACGCCTTACTGCGGCTGGCATTGCGGCAGAGGGGTTAGCAAACAAGAAGACTAGCTCAGTACCTTCGGGCAAATTCTTTTTAATCCAAATGTATTTGTTGTACTCAGCGTAATCCCAAAACCTACCCTTAGCCTCTAGTAGGATTTGAACACCGTTTATCTTCCGTACAAAATCTGCGTGGTACTTATGGTCTACTGAATACTCAACTACTTCAGAATGAAAGTCCCAATCCTTTAAGATTCCTGTATGAAGTTCGTGTTCAAACAGGCTGTCATAGTTCTTGGGTACGTCTTTTTCCTTCGGGCGTTTAACTCTTGCTTTCCTTACGCCTCTTTTTATTTTAGGCATGATGCTCCTTTGGTTAGTGTAGCGTTCTGTTTCTACTATTCAATTCATGGGATAACATTTCCATAAACTCTTCTAGTACATGGTCGTCTAACTCAGATAGTGGCGTGCCGCTTTTAAGTATATAAGCTAACTGAATCACATACAGTGTTAGGTTTTTAGTTTGTTGCTCTGTGGATTCGCTCAATGTCCTCAAACCTCCATTCCCTTATAGGCTTAGTGGGCTGTTCACGATACAGTTTCTTCAAGCCTTTGGTTGTCCACTTGTAAGAGTAACCACTGAGTATTATCTTGCCCCCTACAAAGTAATGTTGGTCGGGGGATAAGTAAGACTTCACTTTCTTCAAAGGTATTTCCTCAGCGTCAGCGACTAGGGTATACAACCAGTCCCTCAAAAGCCCCTTAGCATGAAAGCTAATAACCTTCATAGTCTTTTCGTTTATTCTTTTCCTTTCCATTATAGCATCTCTTCTACGTTAGGCTCTACTACAACCTTAGTAAAGTACACAGGCCCTTTAGAATATCTAAAGGTACGAAGGTCGTCAAAGCATTTATGTTTATGAGGACACCAAGTACATCCACTTGCAAGTTTCATGTTACCCTTAGCCCCATGAGGTACTGGATCATAACATATCTCAGGAGGGGTGTCAAGCTCTATCGCAGCTTTAACCTCAGCAATCCTAGCCCTAATGTCAGGCTTGTCTAAATCATCAGGTCGGTTAAGACACAACTGCCCTGACTCCTTATTCAAAACAAGAAAGCCTCCAGCACTTGTATTCTCTGCCGCCTCATACCCTGCCAACTGACCCATGTAGCCATAAGGATCGTTCTCTGCTAGTGTTCCCCTTACAAACTTAAGGAACGCAAAGCTACTAGCTGTCTTGACATCCACAACTTCCCCATCAATCTTGGAATCCATGTGTCCTTTGATGCCATCAATCTCTACTTCCTTTTGTGTATCGGTAACTTCATGTCCCGCTACTCGACATAGCATTAAAACAACTTGCTCTAGTAGGTGTCCATACAAGAATTTAAGTTGGGTAGCAGGAGAATGATCTTCGCTGTGCTTGTCCCTAGAGTCCATCCAAAGCCTTCTAGTGGGCTGTCCTATGTTAGACATACGCAACGTAAAGGTGTCGTGGTTCTGTGGGGTACACCAATGATCTATAGCCTCCCTCATGTTAGCCGCAGTGAAGTCTAACTCCTCGTCAGAAATCTCCAGCTTATCTTTGGTGTTAAGTACTGCCAGCTTATCATAGATGTCAGGGACTAGGGTGTCCAATGTTTTATTTGTACTCATGTATCGCCTCTTTAATTTTAGTTATGTCGTTAGTCTGGAACCATTCCCCTTGTCGGGGCAGTCCCTTAGACTCTAAATCTATATGTATCTTACACTCTACTGCTCGTCTGTCGTCGAACCAAACCTTATAGTTAAGTTTGTAATCTCTAAAAGGGCTAGCAGTATGATAAGAATTTCTGCGGTTCTTAGCGTCGATAGAGCTACCTACCTTGTACCAAGAATCCCAAGCGGGATTGGAGATAATATATATGTGACCTCCTTTCACCTTGTTAAACTGAGAGGCGGTCTGAAGTTTAAGTAACTGAGCTACAAACCTTTCTTCCATACCATCTCTTTTGATTTTGTTTATAAGTCTACGCTCGTCGTAACAAGTCTTACACTTACGGTGGTTCTTAGCTACAAAGCTAGGATACCAGTTCTCTCCTGAGATTAGGGGAACGTCACAGGTTATGCAAACATCTGTCATGATCTGTCTCCGTAGTAAGCCGTCACGCCGAGTAGTACTACAATAAAAACAAAGGCGACTAGTGGGTTATCAAACATTGGGATCTTCTCCTTCTTATTATTAGTATGTTTAGGTTTAAAGGTCTATAATGACTACAGGGGATCGGGAGGCTTTAATCTCCTTAACACTCTCCATGACATAAAAAACATCGTCTGGGTGCTTTTGTGCTAACCTCTCGGCTTCATATACAGCCGAGCTTTCACTATGATGTACAAAGGTAGGCGCGTTTGTTCCGTAACGCCACACCATCCAAAATTTATCTGGTTTAATTGGTGATTTAAATGTTGCTTCCATTGTGCTCTCCTTCTTATTTGGCGAAGCCTCAGGGAATCGAACCCCGCTTAAAGGTTTTGGAAACCTCTGTCGTCCCAGAACAGGCCTCATTAGTTTTAACTTGCGTCTAAAATCTCTTGAAGCCTATCACGGTGAGTGGCGTTTGTCTCTTCTCCATTCTCCCGCAACGGCTCGTCTAAATCTGTATGGTAAATTCTAGAGACAAAGCCCTTGTTGAATACTAACCATACTTTTAACTTGAAAATAAAATCACTCATTCAAATACTCCTAGATAAATACTGCTACATAAAATTAAGATGATTACAAGGTGACACAGTATGTAAACATAGTCGTCTGCTTGTATATCCTCCCACGATAAAATTCTTACTATGTTTAAGCCCGCTAAAGCTATGAGAACTATGATACTAATTTCTAAGAACCACATAACTCATCCCTCTTAAGGCGGTGATAGATTTTAAGGAACTCTCCATACGCCTTGTCCATAGGCATCGGGTTAATCCTAATAGGGTAAGGCTTGTGTTCCTCCCAGTCTAACACATCAAGGCTAGGAAGTAAAGCGTTACGTTCTGTAATTAACATACGGGCATCGGCTACCTCGACCAAAGGACTCATAGTGCTAAAGCCGAAAGCCTCTTGTATTGCATCACTGACTTCTTCTTCAATGCCCATGTACTCAGGTAGTAGATGTTTAAGGGGGGTAGGTAAGTCTCCCATAAAGGCTTCACTGGCGTCGTGCATTAGTGCTTGCATCTTGTAGCCATTAGGTACTACTTGCGATAGTGTAATGCAATGCTGTGCCACGCTATAGAAAGACTTAGTGTGACCACCAAACCTCGGCTGCCTTGAAAGCCCTAAGGCTATGTCCTCTATAGTAAACTGATCGGGCTTAGGGTCTTGGAAATCCAGTACCTTGCCCGACATTAGTTGTATCTTAGGTTGCATTAGTGTGTCTCCGCCCAGTTGTTTCCTACTTTATATTCACCATCCAACTTAACTCTTAGGTTAAGTACTACACCTGCCTGTTGAATAGCCCATACTGCTAAAGACCCTGCCTCCTCTGCCTGATCTTCTCTAACTTCTATTTGAAATTCATCGTGAATGTTAGCCACAAAATGTGCATCAAGCCTCCGCTTCTTTATCTCCTCGGACAACAACACAAGAGCTACCTTCATTATGATAGCTCCTGCGCTCTGAAAGGCTGTGTTAAGTGCGGCATGAGGAGAACGTACTAGTATACGGCGACCATCTAAGCCGTTTAAGTATCCTTTTCTTGCCGCCTTTGCAACTCTGTCTTGTAGTTGTTTAAGTGCTGGGATGCCATCCAGAATAGAAGCTCTAAGTCTCTTCCCTTCTTTTGCGCCTCCTCCAATAACTGATCCAAGTTTTTTATCTCCTGCCCCGTAGATAAAAGCATAGATGAATGTCTTGACTTTATCTCTACTGTCAATACCTGTAATTCCTTGATGGCGTTGGTGAACATCCCCATTGATAATTTCATTTGCGTAATCCTCGTCGCCCATATAGTGAGCAAGTACTCTAAGTTCTAGTCCTGATGCGTCAGCCCCCACCAGCTTATAACCTTTGGGTACTGTAAAGCATCCTCTACATTCTGTTCCATATAGCGTAGAAGAACTAGGGGTCTGAGCCACGTTAGGTCTACTGTGCGTCATTCTATTCGTTACTGCACCCAAAGTATTCACATAGCCGTGAAGCCTATTAGTCTCAGGGTTTACATCTTTAATCCAACCAGACACAAAAGCTAAACGCTTCTTAAGGGTAAGGTACTTAGCAATCAAAGCCGCTTCGGGTATGCCCCTAACGGCTGTCAATACTTTATCATCTACAATGGGCTGTCCTGTTGGTGTAAACTTTTTGGGAACCCAACCAAAGTCTTGAAGGTACTCACCAATTTGTTTAGTGCTACCTAGATTAAAGGGAGTAGAAGTATGCCTTACAATGTAGCTAAGGTCAAGAGGATTAGGTAGGTCAGCCATAAGAGCCTTTAATTTATTATACTCATCTTCTTTAAGCCTAGTGCCTTTATCTAGCGTTGCGTTATGCGCCATCTTAGACAACTCTCCACTGGCTGTGAACTTAGCTATGAGTTTTTCTTTAGTGACCTTAGGCACAAAGGTTTTGTGTACCTCGTCTTCTAACTCTACAATCTCCTGAGCTATCTGAGCTTCAAGCCCTGTTACCATAGGCATGTCCATTAGAAAGCCGTGTCCCATCTGTCCCCTAATGATTCTAAAGACTTCATGCTCCAACTGTATTGCTTTCTCTGAGAACCCTTGAGCCTCATAAGCCTTTAGGTGCAAGTATACTTCTGTGTTTAATTCTACGTCGCCTTCGCAGTACGCTAGCATTTCAGGGGTGAAGCCCTTACCAAAATCCTCTACTGCAAAGTCTAGCTTATGCTTATTAAGTCTATAGCCCCATGACTCTAAGCTGTGACCGCCTTCCCTTGTAGGTTTAAAGAGTCTTGACAACACAAGAGTATCTATTATAGATCGCTCGTCGTCTAAGTTAATGCCTGTTAGTTTCTCTAGCTTAGGGAGGTCGAAGCCTAGTATGTTGTGCCCGATTAAACAAGTGGCGGACTTAAGTAACTCCAGCCCTTCGTTAAGTTTATCAGGCGGGAAGCTGTAAAGTTTTTTAGAAGGCAGGTGCTGAGCAACAATACAATAAAGTTCGTTGGCTTCTAAGCTGTCTGTCTCTATGTCAAATACATAGGTACTCATTATAATTCTCCTGCAAATTCATCATTCATATCTGTCTCTTTTAATCTTCCTGTTACGCTATCGTACATAACGGCACAGGCTAAGCCTACAGTACCTGTCTCTCTGGACTTCAAAACTCTTAGATAAGATGTCGAGGCTTCGATAGGATCTTCCGCTTGTTGGTTGCGCTCTATCGAGACAACATTATGAGAGAGTTGAGCAATAGACTGAGAACCTCTAAGGTGACTGATCGAAGTTTGCACCCCATCTTCATGTCCCCTGTTGCCCTCTACCCTCTTGAGGTGCGACACTAAGAATATACTTGTGTTTGTTTCCTCACACAAAGAGCTTAGTCGCCCCATAATGTTATCAATACCTAACCTTTCATCCACTTCTTTATGTGCTAAGACTAGCATGTGCAAGTGGTCAAGAACTATGTACTTACAGCCACACCCTACAATAAGGTATCGGAGTTTACTAAAGATACTTTCAATATCTGTCACCCCGTGATGGCTATGAATCCATAGCTTGTCAGGCAGTATGATCCTTTCATACACTTCTGCTATAGCTTCCTTACTGTAGCCCTCTCTTATCTCTGCTTTGTGCATCAAGACATTAGCTTCAATACCCAATAGACCATCGACTGTCCTACGCCAGTTCTCCTCTAAAGCCATGACACCTATAGGGGAATCAGCTTGAGTCAATAGCCAATGGGTTAGCTCTCTGGTTACTGTAGACTTGCCTAAGCCTGTGCCGCCTGTAATGGTGGTCAGTTCTCCAAGTCTTATGCCCTCTAGCTTAGCGTTCAAGCCATCCCACGGATAAGGTATACAGGGCTTCCGTTCGTATTCTAAATAATTCGTTAGTTCTTCTGAGGCGTTTAGTACACCATCAGGTCTATAAACCTTAGCATCCCACCAATGACTAACGTAATCGGTAATCTTGTTAGCCTTGAGCATGTCGTTCGCATCTTTGAATCCTGTAGGCATCGACATAATCTTAGCCTTACTAGGTGTGAGCAGTTGGGCTACAGCTTGCGCCGCCGCTTGTCCCGCCTCGTCTGAATCAAAATTGATTACAACATTGTCAAAACTTTCTAGGTATTCTAAGTTCTCTTTAACATCCCTAACTGCACCAGCCGCACCATTCTTGATAGAAACTACAGCCCACTTAGATCCTAGTAACTGGTAAGCCGCTAGAGCATCACACTCTCCCTCGACTAGAGTTATAAACTTACCTCCAGCCCTAAACAAGTGCTGTCCAAAGAGCGTAGTACCTTTAGGCGAACCAGCCCAAGTGAACCCTTTAGCCTTGACATTCCTTATCTTATAGTTAGTGTCGCCTGTATCTTTACTCAAGTAGGGGTAAGCATGTTGCGTTACCTCTCCTGTTGACAGTGACGTTACCAGTACCCCATACTTCTTTGCGGTTCCTACGTTAATTCTTCTGTCCGTTAGAGGACTGTAACCGAAGTCGTCATGTAGTACTGGTTTCGTTACTGCTTCTTTCTTTAATGCTACTACTGTGCCTCCCTTACTAGGGAAGAACTTATTGCAGGCAAAGCAGAACAATGAACCGTCAGCGTTCTTAGAAGCACCGTCTGAACTTCCGCATGTCTCAGCATCAGGACAGGGTAAGTGATATTCTATAAATTTATTGTCTTCGTTATTCATTGTTCCGCCATCCCTTTTAGGTTACTAGATAATCTTCGCTCAACTCAGACTTCATCTTCTCGTTGAGAGACTTAGCTGCCGCTTGAAGAATTGAAAGCTCAGACACAGCTTCAGTATGCTTGCGTTCTAAAATCGCAATAGTATTGACTGTCTGTTTGAGTTCATCAGGAGCCTCAGTAAGGTCGTACTCCTTGCCGTATATACTAATAATCATTTACAGTTCTCCATCTTCGTAATCATCTATAGCTTCAAACTCCTCGCCATCTGCGCCGCCAAAGATTACTAGGTCAATGACTTGAACGGCTTGAAGTTCTAAACCCTTATACTCTCCCATTTCCCACGGTCTATATTGTACTCGGACATAAGATCCGTTACCTACAGATTCATCTAAGGGTTGTTTCTTAGCATCCATGAGTTTAGGGACAGGTCGTTTACTACCATCCTTCTTCAGGACTTTACGCTTAATAGTTAGCGTCGGCCCATTATCTTTATCCTTGACGTTGTAGCCTTCCGCTTTAAACTTAGCGGCGTTCTCTTCGTCTACTACTAGGTCGATAGTGTAGCAAGGTTCATAGGTAGTATTAGGTACTGTGATGTTAGCCCAGTAAGCTTTTCCTTCTATAATTGGCATGTTATTTTTATTATTCTCCAATGGTTGTTGTTGTTTGGGATGGGCATTATGCCACACCCCTCGGTAGATGTCAAGTGTATTTCAACACAAATATTACTTAACATTCTTTTATCTTCTCAGCGTTGTTCATCCTCTGCATCCTGTATAGCTCACATAGCGACTTTGTGGTCTTTGTCTAGCTCTGCAATTAGTGCGTCTGCGCGGTCACAGGCTACTTCGGCTACTAATTCTGGGTCTTTACTATAAAAATTTCCAGCCAGCAATCCTTGCATAGCCATACCCGCAAGCTGGTCGCGTCTTGATAGCGGCAAGGGGAACAGCTGAAATTGCTCGTCAGAATCAATCTGTATTATTTGTCCTGGAATGTTTTTGTAATTCATTGTATTACTCCATTGATACGTTTAGTTTTAATCGTGTGGTTGTAGTCGTACATCACACTAACCCATCTGATCGTGATTCTATTAACACCTTAACCTCGTCAAGACTTATTGGTCTATGCCAGAAGTCCCAATTTACATTGATGTAAGGGAATCCTAGAGGCTTAGTCATGGCATCCTTATGTATGTGACCATGCACATTAACCTCAGCCCTGAACATTTCTTGCGGGTGGATAGGGCAATGACTCAGCCACATACCCTTGTACTTAACGAACCCGTGTATCTCCTCAAAGACCTCCAAGTATTCAGAAAGTTTATAGACATCGTGGTTGCCACGCACTAATATCTTGCGGCACTTAAAGTCTTTGAGTCTCGATAGCATTGCTGGGTTCATGGCAACATCGCCTAGAATATACAGCACCATTCTCTTATCGTCAATAACTTCAATAGAAGCTAAGACAGTTTCATCGTGTACTCTAATGTCGTTAAAGCCTCGTTTGTCTGAAGCCATTAAATGTCCTAAGTGTAAATCACTTGTAAAGTATACGCTCATACCTTTTTCTCCTCGGCTCTAAGCCTATCGTCTAAGAAAGTTCCATGCTTCTGCGAGTCTAAGACTACAGCACAGCAAGCCCTCAAGTGTGTCAAGTGACTAAGCCCACTGTCAGGGTCTAAGTCCTCACCATTAGCCCAAGCTACAAAGTGTCGCATGATAGCCCCTTCGTATGTACTGGCTAATATTTTACTGATCCTATAGTTCCTGATGCCATACTTATCTGCCCCATGCTTATGACACAATGAGTCCTCAGCAAAACAAGTATAGGGTAGGTAGTCCATAGGAACCTTGCCCTCTTTAAGGGCTTGAATATATTTAGGATTGTCCATCGCTGTCCTCCAGAGCCTTAATGCCCTTAAAGAAATTCATGTACGAGAAAGTTTCTATCTCACCCTTAGGGCTTCTAGTCATACAAAGCTTACCACTATACATCCTGCTAGGCACTATAGTTATAAGCCTTCTTACTTTATAGTTAGGCTCGTACATATTCTTAACACGTACCCTAGTTTCTGGATCTAGTGTACCTACATACTCGGTATCGCTCCTCCTCCATACGAGAATACAATTATCTTCAGTCTTAACTGTCATGGTGTCCCTACTTGCAGTATTCAAGACTATAGCCCTGATACGACTACCATCACCATAGATTTTACTTACTACTGCGTTTAGTCTTATCATTTTTAATCCTCTTATTCATTTGCTCAGAAACACTTGGGAACATGACATCAAAAAATTCAGGAGTCATAGCTATCTTACGTTTGAAAGCCTCCCAAGTAGAAGGTGTAGTCTTGAGCCTCCCGTTTTCAATAGCTTCTGCAAGGGACATTGTAGTAACGTGGGTTGCCGTCTCTACTAGAGTACTGTCGCCCTCTACAAAAGCATCTAATATATCTACATGGGCAGCCCTAGTATCCAGTAGCCCTACATATACAGTGTCTTGGTTGCCTCTACTGTCTTGAGCGTAATCATAGCTGTAAGTGTTGTAGGTAGAGCCTGCTTTCTTAGCAAGAGAGACGGGAGTTTTGATGGTGACACGTTCTTTTATAACCTTTTCAAATTCTTCGCTGTCTAACACATCACTAAAGTCAATGAAGTGTCTAAGATTACTATACTGTAACCCCGCATCCTTATCAAAGTAATCTAATTGAAACTCACCCTCGTTGTTTATGATACCTCTAAGGATATAGCTCCAAGTCTTTAGGTATTCATCAGTTTGTTCCACATCAACACTGCTAGGGCTAGTGGACATGCCGTTAGGATGTAGATGAAACCAAGCCTTAAGTTTCATAGGGTTAAGCCCCGCTTCTACTGCCTCAGGTACAATTACATTAAAATCTTCGATAGACGTTGACACCCTTGTAACTTCTTGGGTTGGCACAAAGACATCGTTAATGTATAAGTCTCCCACATCAGTCTTTTCAATGTCACCGTACCAAGTAATCTCGTTAGATTTTTTATGTGGTGAGGTTATTAAGTCTTGTATCTTAGCCCATGCTAACGTAGAGAACCATACGTCAGGTATGATTGCGTCTTTAATTGGTAGTGCTTCTGCCTTAGGTGTTCCCATTATACTTCTCCTGTTAAAGATTGACCGCCAACCATTAGTAATGGCTGCATAAAAATGTTTAAGTGTTCTTGTGATGGGGCTACCCCTCCATTTTTTAGTGCGCTAATTAACTGCCCCACCATGATTATGCCACAAGCTGACATGACAGGAGAAAAGGAGATAGGCGCACCACAAATAGATACATGAGTATCGGGAGTGCTATCGTCTCCTAAAGAACCTAAGAACCCTTCGACTTGCTCAGTATTGAAAGGATTGATAGTCCGTACTTCAAAGAACTTAGGAGCGCACCGCCCCTCGACCACTATCCCAACACCTTGAGAGGCTATAGAAGCTTGTATTACTGCTCTCCTGCCATCAAAGGTATCAACACACATCAATACCGCACCAACTAACTCAGTGTCCTCAGTAACTTTGTGGTTAAAGGTTTCAATTTTACCTACATACTGGTCGCCATACTTATACTTGACCCAATCTAAACAAGCGTCCACTTTAGTCATGCCCACATGTCCCACTCCAAAGAGTTGATTGTGAGTATTATGATGCTCGACAGTATCAAAGTCATGCAATACTAAGTGCCTTGCCCCTAAGCATACTAATTGCTCAAAGGCTTTAGAGCCTACTGCCCCAAGCCCTACAATATGAATAGGTATATGTTCGTATTTCTCAAAGTCTATAATTTCTAAAGACCTTAAGCCTGATAAAGAATGTAAGTCTGTCATGGTTATCCTCTGTTAAAGTTTAAGTGTTACTATTTTCCCATAGCGGGGTACAATTCTAAGCCATATCCAAGTATATACGGTATCAGATAAGTCTACCTCCTTATCTGAGGTGCTTCCCTCCCTAATAAACATAAGACCATCCCCATAGCTTCCGTATAATTCATACGTTTGCTGTTCTGTGGGCTGGTTGAGTAGGGTTAGAATCTTAGTGTCTTGGTGATATATAAAGGAAGGGCGCCAGTCTTGTACAGCCTCTACCTTAGGTGTCTCGACTACAGGTTCCAAGTCACTAGGTCGGAACATTCGTGCAAGTCCAAACCTACCCCATGTATCTGTAAGGTCAAATTCTTGGAAATAATTTATAAGGTATAGCCCAAGTCCTGTAGGCTTGTTATCCCTAATTGCTTTAGCCATCGGGGTCATGTAAGATCCTAAACATGCCATCCTCCTACTATATATTTCATACTCGGATAGCTCAGTCCTAATGTGTGGGTGGAATACTACAGTAGCATCACAGCTTGGGGCGCCACACACATACTCACTCCCTTCTTCAATCTCGGTAGTCTCATAAACTTTATCACCGTCCCAAAATATAGCCTCATTAGAGTTAATGTTAGTGGGATGCCCTGTTAATACTCCAAGTTCTACGTCAGTAGCCATGTCGTCTTGGTCATTAAAGATCACATTGATGGCAAAGGTTATAGGCTTTCTAGGGATACCTTGTTGAGCAAACTGCGCTATAGTCGTGAGATCCCAGCCTTTCTTTGTAAAATCTCGCCCCTCCTCTAGGGCTTCTAAAAAATTACTAGCAGGTCTTATAACATGGTCGCCTATAGTAATAACCAACCAAACTCTATTAGGCTTGGTAGGTTTAATGTAAACCCCTTCAAGGGCTAGTGATACTGGTAACTGTTCAAACGCCTTTGCATACTTCTCGGCACTAATATAATTCGGTTCGTTTTCTGGTGATGGGGTAGCCATAGCTAACTTAGCCTTGAGCTGGGGCAGTCTAAGGCTTTGTTCCCTTAATGTGTCTACATCCAGCTTATACTGTGATATAAGCCTAGACACACATTCTTTCCATCTCCATTTTAATGGGTCACTAAGGGGTAGGAGTTTATACGCGGCGTACTGCTCCTTAATAAGCAAAACACCTACAGCTTCTCTACCCTCTAGCTCCCTAAGTTGGGACTCTAACTTGACTATTTGTTGGGCAATCCCAAATGAATGTTGGTAAACACTGCTAGGTGTAACACCATAGTACCTACTCATGTATTCGTCTAATTTAAAAGTCATTCCAGAGTCCTCTCTTAGTTATTGTGGGTTAATTACTAGGCTGCTTTAGCTTCGCCAGTAACAGACAACATGCCAGTAACATTGATAGGGCTTTCGAGTGTAGTATTTACACCGTTCAAGGCTACCTTCTGCCCAGGATATAAGGTCACACCAGCTTGAGCAAGTGCTTGCCCTACTGTAGAACCTGACTCAACTTGGACTTGCTTAAGGTCGTCACTAGAAGAATTGGCGATGTCTGCGATTACGATAGTATACATATATAAAGCTCCGTTAAATTAAAATTAAAAGTAAAATACAAAGGGCAAATCCCAGTGTTCTGTCGTGACATTTAATAAGTAAAGTAAATGTCGGTGTCTCGATGTGGTGCATTGTACATGGCAGTCAGTCCACTGTCAACAACAATTCGGCACAATGTTTTTAATAGAGTGCGTTGTGTGGTAGGGCGCGGAGTTTTAGGGCTATGTCTGTCCAATACTCACAGCCTTGAGGTGTTGAATTATACTCAAAGCAATAGCGTAAACGGTTAGAAGGCTTAAAGCCCTCAAGTTTAGGCGCTTCCTTAATCATATAGCTTGCCGCCTCCTTATCTAAAACGTGTACCCTAGCAATAAGACTATAGTGATCCACCATGTATTTGGCATCATCGGCTTTTTTTGCATAAGCATATATCTCATTGCCGTATTCCTCCTTATGGGCAGAGTTAAGAGGCGACCAAAAGTCATGCCCCTGAGGAGTATCAGACCATGTAAACATTTCGTCTACGTTAGTACACGAAGATGTCGAAGATACATATAGGTTACTGTCAGTTAAGTTGCTAAGATACTTATAGTGTAAATCCCACTCATCTCCTAACTCTTTTATTTGGCTGAGTAATACCTTCAGCTCATGTTTCTGTACTGTGCTTAACATTGCGTTTCTCCAAAATTATTAAACTGTAGGGGGCTAGTCCTCGCCAGCCCCCTAGGATTTACTAACTGTTAGCGGCAATCAACTCAGCAATCTGAGCCTGTTGTGCTTCGATCATCGCAGTAAGAGCCTCGACATCGCTACTAGGCTTGCTCACCTTGCGGCTTGTCTTAGGCTTACGAACTTCCAAAGCGTTAACGTCTATTATACACAAGTCTAAGTACTCCTTACGCATCTTGAGTTTGCCAGCTTCAAAGTCCTCGACAGCCTTAGCTACATCGTACTGTGTCAAAGGCTTAGTCGCCGCGCCGTTTACTTTGCAGATGATAGAGCCGAAGGTTTTACGTGCTTGATACCTAAAGGCTTTCAAGTCCTTGTCTGCATCAGCCAACCATACTTGACCGTACATGTCGCCAAGTTTAAACAACTGTCCAGTGCTTGCTGGCTCGTTAGCTTTTTCTGCATACTGCTCACCCATTACTGCTAGTATTTGTTTCTTTGTAGCCATGATAATTTCCTCGTATAGATTAGGTTTAAATTTTATTAAAGTGTGATCGGTGTTGCTGATCGGTTTACATTACACCACACCGAGTCGTCAATGTCAACAACAATTCAGCCCGATATTTTTAAAAGCGCCCACATGTGGGACATACATGTGCATCCTTAGGTACAAATTTTAGCTGATGCTTAGGAATAAACTGTCTCATGGGCATCCTACTATCATTGTCTGTGCAATAGATAGTGTCTCTATCACAGTTAAGGTCTAAGATTTCTACCTCCGTACCTACCTTGTAGTGGTGAGCAACATTTCCAACCCCATTGCTCTCTACTACTATTGCTCTATCTCCTACTTTATACATGCTCAAGTACCTCAAATGTTTCTAATTAAAAGGGGAGTGGTGTTGCCATTTAAATGATGCCACAACAACGCCACACTGTCAACAACAATTCAGCCCGATGTTTTAAAAAGGTTTTTAATGCGTGATAAGACAGACATGCTAGGCGTTACTGGTCGTAGTTGATAGCCGTAGATTACTTGAACCTCAAGTCCTTTCTTGCAGTAATAAGCATGGGGTGTCATAGTCTTATCACGCTTGAGTATCTCCACCACATCTCCCTTTTTAAAATAGTGGACAGGATCAGCAGAATCTGTGCCTCCCTCAAGTACAGCAAGCTTAGTGCCTGCCTTGTAATTGAAAAAACGTCGAACCCTCTTAGGCTCAAATGGCTTTAAGATTTCAACTGGAACATGATAAGGATCTCCAGTGGATTCACAAATTACTAGTTGGTAGTCGCCATCGTTACTAGTCACAGGTGTAACCTTTACTAAGGCTTTATGTGGCAAGTCCTCAAAGGCTTGCGTTAATCGTGCATATTTAGTCATGTGTAAAGCTCCTATGCGAATAAGCTCAAGGCGGAATGCCCTGAGCCGTTACATTAAATCACGCTGAGCCGTTGGTGTCAACGAAAACTCAGCCCAATAATTTAAAAAATGCAGAGGCGTGATAAGATGCACACGCCCCTGCTCACACGCTATGTGCGGAAGTCTAGGTCTCCTATGTCACCGACTGGACTCATAAGCCCCTCTAGTACTAGCTCGTATGCGTTACCCGCTTTGTGGAACACTAGCATTGCAGGGTAAACATCAGGGCTGTCGTTGCCTATCTTGACCCCTGTAGAATACACAAGTGTACCTGCGGGTAGGTGTCCTACTTGCTCGTCGAGTCTGTAGGCTTGGTTAAAGTCGTATGCGTCATGTACAATTTGGGTGTTGAGGATGGATGATTTCATGCGTGAAGCTCCTATGCGAGTTGGATCAAGGCGGATTTGCCCTGACCGATTACATTAAACCACAAGCGACCAGAGGCTGTCAACCCCTAGTTGCGTTATAGTATTATGTCCAGTCGTGTGTGACACGTAATAGTTTTTCTGCGCCTACGAAAGTATAGCGTGATACTAATGTTTCGTCACCGTAGTAATAGGTCATAGTGAGTATAGTCGCTATAAATCCTAACACACGCTCCTGCGTTACTGTTACCTTGTAATCGCAGGAGGATACTTTAGCTTCGTCTAATATAGTGCGTACCTTACGGTCAACCCTAGTATTAGCATACTCTCGGCTGTCGATTGCTAAACCTTGCACTAAGGCTAACACATGACGCGTTAGGTATGTATAGGTTACGGATGTATCGCGGCGTACACGACTAGAGTATAATTTTTTTGGCATGAGCATGGCTCCTGAATTTTAATGTGGGTGATGCGGGGCGTGATAATCTACACACGCCCCTTCGATTGATTAGCCCTTTAGGGCTTGCATTAGTGCCGCGATCTGCGCTTGTTGGGCTTCGATCACATCGAGCAAAGCCTGCACATCGGTGCTAGGCTTAGCGGGTGTCTTAGCTGTAGGCTTAGCGGGTGTCTTAGCTGTAGGCTTGGCGGGTGTCTTAGGCTTAGCGGGTGTCTTAGGCTTAGCGGTTGCCGTAGGCTTGGCGGCTGTCTTAGACTTGCGGGCTGTCTTAGGAGCTTTCGGCTTGAAGCTGGTAGGATCAACGGTGCAAGCTTTGAGCATTGCCGCAGGAACCTTTAGGTTGCCCTTGTCGAAATTCTCCTTAGCTAAAGCTACATCAAAGCGGGTGATGCCATGCTTGGCGTTGTCATTTGCTTTGCAAACAATCGCACCGAATATCTTGCGGGCTTGATACTTAAAAGTATCCACATCGACTCCAGCCCCCTTGAGCCACACTTGACCGAATAGACTTCCTAGGAAGTATAGCTGTGATGTGGAAGCAGGGAGCAAAGCTCCTTCGCAATAGGTACTGCCCATTACTCGCTCAATTTCTTTGAAATTCGTTGCTTGCTGCTTGCCTTTAGTGTTTGTAGCCATGATAAATTTCCTCGTGATTAGGATTGTGCAAAGGGCGAAGTTGCCCTGAGCCATTACATTTAGGGCATGAATTGCTTGCCCTGTCAACAACTTTCGTCATTTATTTTCTAGCCCTTTAGGGCTTAGTCTGCCTCGCTTGCTCTTGTGAGTGTCTCCCATTCCTTTCGCTCGGCGGGTGTCATAGACTTCGTCTCACCTGCCCAGACTTCGTCTGCCTCGTCCAACCTTTCTTCAGCAAAGCTGAGATCCCAGCCATACTTCTTGGCAATAATTCGGCAAGCCTTTAGGCTACCAAATTTAGCGGTCAAGTCTTGTTCTTCAAGGGCTAGCTTTGCTAGGATAAGTCTTTCGTCGGATGTGTAGTGCTTGTAAGTGTACATAAGTTCCTCGTGATTAGGAGTTCGCTGAAGGCGAATTTGCCCTGAGCCATTACATTAGATCAGGTCTTGGCGGTGCTGTCAACACTTTTCGCTATTTATTTTTTTACCGTAGGTAGATTTTTGCGGCTCCTATCGCACAGGCTTGAGAGCCTAGGAAGCCTAGGAAGCTATGCGTATTCTTTGCGTGGGGCTTAATCGCGTAGGTGTATGAAATCCTTAGGGATTTTGGGAGGCTTGTTAGGTTTTTAGGTGCAGAATCTCTAAGGCCTCAGAGCCTAAAAACCTCGGAACCCCTAAATTCTTTAGAATTTCCCCGCGCATTACGCGGAGGACTTGGAGATTTCCTAGCCCTTTAGGGCTTCGGAGTTCTCTGGAGGTCTTGTAGGCTTGTAGGCATTAGGGGTAGGCAGGGGGGCACCCACACCCCCATAGTATATACTAATGGTTACACTAAATTAACTAAAAGGCCTAGTAACCCCGAGAGCCTTCAGAGCCTCCCTAAGCCCTCAAACCTTAGAACCCATGCACGAGTATCCCTGAGCACGTAAAAGTCTCATAGGGGTGGGTAGGTTTGGAGATCTTGGGGGGTTTTAGGCGCCTACCAACCTTAAAGGCTTATAGGCTTTAGGACTTCAGGAGGATTAATAGCCCTTATACTGCTACTTCAACTATCAGAGAGGACATGATAAGGTAGGTAGGGGCCGATAAAGCTATTAGAGCTTTAGGGAATGTATGGGGTATACGGGGGGCGATGGCTTACCTTCTAGTATAGTGTTTAAATCGGGTTTTGTCAAGTCTTTTTTACACTAAAAGCCATTTATTTACTAAATACACTTGACAAATGTACCACACGCACTATAATAGATAGTATGACTAAAGATACACGTATAGCAAAGCTGGGGGTTGAGGGGTTTAACAAACCGAAAAGAACCCCAGCACACCCAACTAAGTCACACGTTGTATTAGCTAAAGAAGGTGACAAGATTAAAACGATACGCTTTGGAGAACAAGGCGCAAAGACTGCTGGTAAGCCAAAGGCGGGGGAAAGTGCTGCCATGAAAGCAAAGCGTAAGTCATTTAAAGCCCGACATAGTGCGAACATCAAGAAAGGTAAGATGAGTGGAGCATACTGGGCCGACAAAGCTAAATGGTAATAATATGAGTAAAAGAAACTATACAGATAAGCAGCAAGCATTCTTGAAGGCTCTGCCCAAGGTAGGGTTCAATGTGGCAGAGGCATGTAGACAAGCAGGCTATAGCACAACCAACTCATTCAAGGTAGCTAAAGGCCTTAGAGCCGAGATACTAGAGATGAGCGAGGCTATACTAGCCACCTCAGCGCCTCAGGCGGCTAGCAAACTGATAGAAGTGATGAACTCTAACAAGCCTATCCCTCAAGTCCAACACAAGTTGGCTGCGTCTAACAGTATACTAGACCGTGTAGGGGTAGCCAAGCGTGCAGCAGTAGATGTGAACCTCAATGAAGGTTCTTCAGTGTTTATACTCCCCACTAAAGACGTGATCAATGAAAAAGGATAGGTGGCACAACATCCCATACGGATATAAAGAAGATCCTGAAGACACTACCTGCATCCTACCAATCTCAGACGAGCTAAAATACTTAGAAGAGTCCTTAGACATGATAGAAGAGGACGACATAGGCTACGCTACTGCATCAGAGTGGTTGACCATAATGACAGACAGAGCGATTACGCCACAAGGCCTTAGAAAAATTCATGCAAAAAGATTGGGAGCTTAATCCAGACGGTTATCAAAAGAACCTAGATGGGACTTTTAAACTAAAGCTGGATGGTACGCCAAAGAAGAAAGCAGGAAGAAAGACAGGGCCTCTAAAGGTTCCTTACAATTTCTCAAAGAAACAAAAGGCCGCACAGGCCCTCCAAGCCCGCATACGCACACAGCAGCGCAAGGCTACACGAGACAGAAAGAAAGCAGACCAAGCAGCTAAAAGGGCTAGAGAACTAAAAGCCCAGAAGAAACTCCTCAAGGACGGAGGCTTAGTCACGACAGGCGAACTTAAATCCATGACCTCCGTAGTAGAGGTAGGCGTGGAAGAAGACGTAGCCTTCAAGCCTAACGAAGGGCCTCAGACAGAGTTTCTTGCGGCTCCAGAGAAAGATGTTCTCTACGGTGGGCAAGCAGGAGGCGGCAAAAGCTATTCACTGCTGGCAGACCCTTTGCGGTATGTCCACAGAGGTAAGCACAGAGCACTCCTGTTGAGAAGGACTATGCCCGAGCTGCGAGAGCTGATAGACAACTCGCGGGAACTCTACCCTAAAGCCTTCAAAGGCGCGAAGTTCAAAGAAGTAGAGAAGACTTGGACATTCCCTAGCGGGGCTAAGATGGAGTTCGGATTCCTAGAGCGTGATGCAGATGTTTACAGGTATCAGGGACAGTCCTACAGCTGGATTGGTTTTGATGAAATCACACAGGTACCTACAGACTTTGCTTGGAACTACTTAGCGTCACGACTAAGAACAACAGACACAGAGATACAATGCTATATGCGTTGTACAGCAAATCCAGGGGGTGTAGGCTCTCACTGGGTAAAGAAAAGATACATTGATCCTGTTCCCCCTAATGTGGGCTTCACGGGAGAGGATGGAGTAACAAGGCGCTTCATACCAGCAAAGCTAAGCGACAACCCCTACCTTACAAGGGACGGGAGTTATCAGAAGATGCTGGAGAGTCTCCCTCCTATACTACGTAAGCAATTACTGGAAGGCGATTGGGACGTAGCAGAAGGAGCAGCGTTCTTAGAGTTTGATTACCTTAAGCATGTGATACCGCCCTTCGAGATCCCTCTGCACTGGGAAAGAGTAAAGGGAATAGATTACGGGTATGCAAGTGAAAGTGCATGTGTATGGGGAGCAGTAGATCCTAGTGATGGCACTCTAGTAATTTATAGGGAGTTGTACCGCAAAGGCCTCACAGCCGTAGAGCTAGGACAAGTCTTAGCCGAGATGGAACGTACAGACCCAATGAGCATACATGGTATCCTAGATACAGCTTGTTGGTCTAAGACAGGCTCAAGTGGGCCAAGTATAGCCGAAAGTATAATCAAGACAGGGCACAAAGTCCGCCGAGCAGACAAGAATAGAATAGCAGGAAAGATACAAGTCCATGAGTACTTGAAGACTCAGCACACAGGTAGACCAAAAATACAAATATTTAATACATGTCCTAACCTCGTCCGTGAACTTCAAAGTATTCCTCTGGCAAAAAACAATCCTGAGGATGTAGACACACACGCTCCTGACCACGCATACGACGCTCTACGCTATCTCATTATGAGTAGACCAAGACACGTAGATCCTAGAGCACGTATGAACGAATATAAACGGAGCGTAAGTTACGCACCAGCAGACAACACTTTCGGATATTAGATGAAGAAGGCAGTAGAACAAGGCGCAGACCAGATGCACTACGCGGAGCAAGACGGCTTCTCGGCAAAGCAGAATCAAGAGGAGCAGAACAGGCTCGTAGGCTTGGTGAACTTAAAGTTCGCTGAAGCTAAGATGGCGCGTCAAGGTCAGGAGTCACGTTGGCTCCAAGCCTATCACAATTTCCGAGGCATCTACCCCAAGAACGTCAGATTCCGCGACAGCGAGAAGTCTAGGGTTTTTGTAAAGATTACTAAGACTAAAGTGGTTGCGGCCTACGGACAGTTGATCGAAGTAGTGTTTGGTGCAGATACGTTTCCTATAGGCGTTAAGCCTACTAAAGTTCCTGAGGGTGTACCAGAGTACGCTCACCTGAAACTAGACCAAGAGCCTAGCGTAGACCCCCTAGAAGAGATGGAGCCAGAAGGTAACATCTATGACATAGGCTACAAGGGCGATGGACGGGTACTGAGAGCAGGTAAGACTCTAGTAGACTCCCCCTCTATATATGATAAGGCAGAAGACGCAGGACTCTTATTAGAAGGAGGGCCTACACAGAACCCTCAAGAGGCTCAAATCTCTCCAGCTAAATTAGCGGCAGAGAAAATGGAGAAGCTCATCCATGACCAGATAGAAGAGTCTGATGGAGCTAACGAACTAAGAAGATCTTTGTTTGAGTCAGTCCTATTAGGGACAGGCGTAATCAAAGGGCCTTTTAATTTCAACAAGACTATACATCGTTGGGAACAAGACGAAGAAGGAGAGCGAACATACGCCCCTATACAGACAAGAGTGCCTCGATGTGAGTTTGTAAGTGTATGGGATTTCTTCCCTGATCCTACAGCTACAAGCGTAGAAGACTCAGAGTACTTAGTACACAGACACAAATACAATGCGTCACAGGTAAGAGCATTACGATCAATGCCAGCCTTCGACGCGAAAGCTATAGCACGTTGCGTAGCCAAAGGGCCTAATTACACCCTAGATAGCTACGAGAACGAGCTTAAAGACGGCTTAGGCACACAAGAACTAGACCAGACTAAGTACGAAGTCCTAGAGTATTGGGGCATTATAGATGAGGATACAGGCAAAGAATTAGGCCTAGACGTAGAGAAAGACGGTGAGATTCAAGTAAACGCATGGGTATGTAACAACGAAGTGCTCCGCGTAATCGCAAATCCTTTCCTTCCTACTCATCTTCCCTATCATGCTTTCTCGTATGAGCAAAACCCTTATAGCCTTTTTGGTATAGGCGTAGGGGAGAACATGGACGACAGCCAGCAGATCATGAACGGTCATGCTAGAATGGCTATCGACAACATGGCACTCAGCGGCTCACTGATCTTTGACGTAGACACGACTATGCTAGAGCATGGTCAGTCCCTAGACCTATATCCAGGAAAAGTCTTTAGACGGCAATCAGGACAAGTGGGCCAAGCCATACACGGGATTAAGTTTCCGAACACCACTCAAGAAAACTTGATGATGTTCGACAAGTTCCGACAACTTGCAGACGAACAGACGGGCATACCTAGTTACTCACACGGTATCACAGGTGTCCAGTCAATGACTCGTACTGCTTCGGGCATGAGTATGCTTCTAGGGGCTGCTAGCCTGAACATCAAGACTGTAGTAAAGAACTTGGACGACATGCTGTTAAAGCCTTTAGGCAAAGCATACTACAGATGGAACATGCAATTCTTTGAAGGCCCTTTGGACATTCAAGGGGACTTAGATATTCGCGCTACTGGCACTTCTTCTCTAATGCAGAAGGAAGTAAGATCACAGCGTCTAACAAGTGTGCTTCAAACCATACAAAACCCAGCACTAGCCCCTTACGTCAGAGTAGGCACGTTGTTGTCAGAGTTAGCTAAGTCTTTAGACCTAGACCCTGACGAGATAATGAATAGCCCTGAAGAAGCGGAGATAGCTGCAAAAATTATAGGAATGCAAAATGTTGCCAATGGACAAGTCCCTAGCGAGGAGACTGGTGCCCCTAGTGAACAAGGAGGAACACTACCTCCCACTCAAGGAGCTACTGCTGGGCCTGCAAGCCAAGGAGAGCAGGGCAATGGAAACGGAACCATCGGCACAGGTAATGTACCAGTTGCAGGGGAAGCTGGCTTTAGTGCGCCAACTGCTTAATTTAAAAGAAGACGTAATAGGACAAGCCAGTGAAAAAAAGAGAAACTAAAAGCCTAAGAAGCTGTATCCACAACAGAATGAAAAAGAACGCAGGGGGCGGAGTAGACGACCTTGCGGCACTGGAGCAAGCACAGCTAGCCGAGATGGAAGCTGAACTGGAAGCGGCAGTTCCTGAGGACACTTACCCAAATGTAGAAGACCCAGAGGCCTTAGCAGCCTCACAGCTAGGCGACGAGGAAGTCGAAGAGGATTACTTCAGTTACGTAGTAGAAGAAGTACTCACTGACGAGGAAGCCTCCTACCTCCAACAAGCTATCAGCGCAGACCCTGACCTAGAGGCTATAGTAGAGAAAGTTATTGTAGCGGCTACAGAGTTCAGCGGCTCAGGTATGGTAGAAGGAGAAGGTGACGGCACAAGTGACTCGATCCCAGCACGCCTAAGCGATGGGGAGTTCGTAATGACTAAAAAGGCTACAGACCAGATAGGCCCTGAGAACCTTCAGTCCATGATGGACGAAGCAGAAAGAGCCTACGACGGAGGCCTTATGCGTAAAGCAGGCGGAGGCCTTATACGCGATGAGGGCAAGCTCCCTCTCCAAGACGAGATTAACAGATTAATGATTGGCTCTAATAAGATGTCAAGCATGTAGTACCCACCGAGAGGCTACCCAGCAAATATATATTGTTGGCCCTTCTCACAAACAACAACCTTAAAGGCCACCTGTAGTAAGGAACCCTTTACAGACTTTAGTTTAACGTATACCTAACTAAGACATTGTGAAGCTACTTCTATTATTTGACAGCCCCAGCTAGGAAAATTAGAGATGAGTAAACCAGAACCAAAAGCGAATCCATACAACCGCAAAAAGTCATGGCACAAGCCTGACAAAGCAGACAACGGACGAGCTGACAGCATGTTCTTCGCACAAGAAGAGGACGAGGCTACCCCCGATGAGGCCCCTCAAACTCAGAGCGAAGTAGATTATAAAAAGAGATACGATGATCTGAAGAAGCATTACGATCAGAAGATCAACTCGATGAAACAAAGCAAGGAACAGGAGGAAGCTGTTGATGCTGTCAGAGCACAGCCACAGCAAATGCCTGAAAACCTAGCAGCGTTTCAAAAAGAATACCCAGACTTGTTTAAGAATATCTCGTCTTTAGCTGAATTAAAAACAGCAGAAGGCACAAGAGACATGGAAGCACAGGTGCAGGCCATCGCAGCTAAGACTGCTGAAGTTACCAAACGGGAAGCTTTACTAGTCCTCCAGCAACGACACCCTGATTTTGATAAGATCAAAGAAGACGACGCTTTTCACGCATGGGCAGAAGCCCAGCCTGAGGAGATTCAAGATTGGATCTATCGGAACCCTGACAACCCAGACCTAGCAAGTAGGGCTATTGATTTTTATAAAGCTGAAAAAGGTATTAAGTCTTCTCTAGCAACCAAGCCCAGATCCAAGTCTAATGCAGATTTAGTTTCTACTAAGTCCGCAGCACCTGAAGTGCGACAGGCTAAGATCTGGAAATTATCGGAGATTGACCGCTTAACCCCAGACCAATACGACAAGTACGAAGCAGAGATTGATAAAGCTGTTACGGAGGGTCGTGTAGTAAAGGGCTAAAGCCACGCTTTCTCCTATTGTCAATTATTTAATAAGGAGAAAATCCAATGGCTTATAACCAAGCAGACCAATATTTTGAACCGTCAACCGATACCAATGCAAACTTTGCAAACAGTGTCAGTGGACAAACTAATTCCTTCTTTCTACCTGAAGTTTATTCTAAGAAAGTTCTTAACTTTTTTCGTAAGAGCGCAGTAGTAGAAGCCATTACTAATACAGATTATGCAGGCGAGATTACGGCCTTCGGCGATTCAGTACGAATTGTCAAAGAGCCTACTATCACTGTTTATCAGTACGAACGTGGACAGGATATTACCGATACAAAACTAACCGACCAAGAAGATACTCTCGTAGTTGATACGGCGAACGGCTTTAAGTTTAAAGTGGACGATATTGAAACTTCAATGTCTCACGTAAACTGGAAAGAAGTTGCAGCTAGCTCAGCAGCTTACGCTTTGAAAGATGCGTATGACGAAGGTGTTTTAGCTAAGATGATTGCTGGTGCTTCAGCCTCATCCCCCGATAATGTTATCGGTGCGGACGCGGCAGTAGGTACAGGCGGTCTTGACGAAACTACAGCTTCTGTAGATTTGAATGGCGGCACTAATGGTGTTGACCCTCTAGATCTATTAGCTCGTATGTCTCGTAAGCTAGACTCAGAGAATGTACCTGAGGAAGGTCGTTATGTTGTAGGCTCACCTGATTTCTACGAGGAGTTGTCTAAGACTTCTTCTAAGTTGATGTCAGTAGACTACAACGGCGGTATGGGTTCAATCAGAAACGGCCTAGTAAGCTCAGGCAAACTACGTGGTTTTGAAATGTATAAGACTAACAACTTCGCAACACCAGCAACAGCTAGTGGCGTATTGTTAGGCGGACATATTTCAGCTACGGCGACTGCCCAGACTATCATCAAGACAGAGACATTCCGTGACCCAGATTCGTTTGGCGATGTGTGTCGAGGTCTACATGTTTTCGGTGCGAAAGTTCTTCGCCCAGAAGCAATGGTAGTAGCTCACTATACAACTGGAACTGCCTAAACAGGCTTAAGATTAAGGGGCCATCGCGCCCCTTTTTCTTTTTTAACATTAAGAGAACTATATGGCTTCTACTTCATTTATCAATCTAACCAATGAACTTCTGAGGGAACTAAACGAAGTAGCGTTAACTTCTGCAAACTTCTCAGACGCGTTAGGCGTACAGCAGATGGTGAAAGATAAAGTTAACCTAGCTTACCTAGACATCGTAAACGCAGAACCTAGATGGCCTTTCCTTTCGGTAGCCGAATCAGGACTAGCCGATCCTTTCTATGGTAACGTGGCTAAAGACACAGTGGAGGGACAGAGGTGGTATCCTATTAACGATGCCGCAGCTAACCACACAGAAGATTATACAAACGTGGATTGGAGTAGTTTTTATGTAACTACCATCGGCGTTGCGGGAGAGACAGCTCCTTATTTGAACAGGACATTAGATTATATCAGTGTCCAAAAATGGCAAGACTTTTTTAGGAACCAAGAAAACGAAGACGACGCAGGAGATTCCGTGGGCGGAACGCCCGTCAGAGTTATCCGAAGCTTCGACAATAGAAACTTTGGTCTTAGTCCTATACCCGATAAGGTATACTCTATTAAATACTTTGCGTACAAGCAGCCAACAGAATTGGTAGAAAGTACAGACGAGGTAGTCTTTCCAGCCATGTACAGAACAGTGCTACTAGCTAAAGCCCGTTACTACATTTGGATGTTTAAGCATAACTACCAAGCGTCTATGATAGCTGATGAGGATTATAAGAAAGGCCTCAGGAGCATGAGAGAGAACTTGTTGGGCGTGGCACCAGAGAATGTAACAGACGACAGAATACGGACGGTATAAATGCCTTCACAGCCTTATGGATTCCCCTGCAAGGGAGGACTCAATAAAACTTTAAGTAAGTTCGACCTACTGGCTCAGCCTGGATTAGCTGCGGAGCTTATCAATTATGAGGTCAAGCCTGACGGTGGGTATAGACGTATTAACGGCTATGAACCTTTTGGAGGCGTTAGTGCTACAAGACCGAACGGCGAGAATACTATTCTCGGCTTAGTGCCTTATGCGCTAGGCCTTATTTGCTGTGTGGGGGACGGGGTATTCTACTCAGAGGATGGTATCACATGGCTACAGGTCAATAAAGACACTACCCACGCAGGCTTAGTAGAAGCGGACATGGCAGCAGCTACTGAGCTTCCAAGAAGCCTCCAAGGCAAAGCATCCTTTAAAATAATGAGAGCCGCTGTAGGACACACTACAAACCCTTACGGGTCTCTGACCATAGCCACGGGAGGAGACCCAATGGGCCACTTCCATATTGACGGGACTGGAGCAACCAGAAAATTCGTATACGAAGAAGTTTCGGGAGCAGGAGCGCCCGCAGCCGCTAAGCACATAGAAGTTCACAATAAACATTTATGCGTAATAGATACGACCAATACTCCCAGTACGGTGACTGTCTCAGCGACGGATTCAGATACTGACTTCGCCTCAGCAGGCTCAGAGGTCTATACTATACCAGACAGAATAGTAGGAATAAAAAGCTTTAGAGCGTCCTTATACATATTCTGTGAAAATTCTATATACAAACTAGATAACATTAACGACACGGCTACCGCAGCCATAACACAAGTGACAGGCAATGTCGGCTGTGTGAGCAGCCAAAGTATTCAAGAGATTGGCGGAGACCTGATCTTCTTAGCCCCTGACGGCTTTAGGCAGATAGCGGGAACAGAGCGCATAGGTGACGTAGAGCTAAGCTCCGTCAGCCGCGCCATTCAAGTACTAGTAGAGCCTCTCACTTCTAACATAAGCCAGTATGTAATCTCCAGTACAGTAATAAGGGATAAGTCCCAGTACAGATTCTTTTATAATGTTAATGGGGCAAACGCGGTAGAAGCTCGCGGCTTCATAGGCACACTAACAGCAGAGGGCTTTCAGTGGTCAGAGATTCACCAAATGGAAGTAGCCTCTGTAACCAGTGAGTTCGATGAAGTAGGCGAAGAAGTATACTACCACGGAGACCATGACGGCTACATATACTTACATGATTCTGGCCCAGACTTTAATGGCGGGAACATACTCTCAAGCTATGAGACCCCGTACTTAGACTTTGGAGACCTAGGAACTTTAAAGACTATCAAGGCTGTGGAAATGTCCATAACGCCTGAAGGTGCCGTGTCCCCCACGCTCAGAGTAAGATATGATTATGGATCATCCTCCAGTCCCCAGCCATCTGACTATGAACTAACAACCATAGACGCTCCCACGCTGATGGGAACGGCTGTGTTTGGGACAGACATATTTGGGGGCGCGGTAGATCCTATGGTAAGACAGCCCGTAGAAGGCTCAGGGCATACCTCTAGCTATAGGCTTAAAAGTGAAAATACAAAACCTCCTTATACAATCAACGGGTTGTATATTAACTACGACCCTTCAGGAAGACGATAATGGCGTATAACTACACCCGACAAAGTACATTCTCTACAGGAGACGTAATTACTGCTGCTTTGTTTAATAATGAATACAATGCGCTATTAAACGCTTTTAAGTATTCAAGCACGAACGAAGCAGCCACAGGACATAGACACGACGGTTCCACAAACGAAGGCGGGAGCATATACGTCATTGGAGACATGGACTTCAACAACAAGATAGTTGCGGATAGTGCCAATAACCGATGGGGGGTATTTGTAGAAGTAGCATCAGCCCCAGTAGAGCAGATTAGGTTTCAGGACGGAGCTATTGTTCCTGTTACTACAAATGATATTGACTTAGGCACAGCGTCTTTAAAGTTTAAAGATGTGTATGTCGAAGGCACAACTTACTGGGGAAGCCTTAGCGACGGCACTATCGCCATCACAGGATGGGCAGACGAAGATACTATGTCTTCAAACAGTGCCACACTAGTGCCCACCCAACAGAGTGTTAAAGCTTATGTAGACGCCCAAGTAACCGCACAGGACTTAGACTTTATAGCAGATTCAGGCGGTGCATTAAACATTGACCTAGACTCAGAGACCTTATCGCTCTTGGGCGGCACAGGAATAACCAGTGTAGGAGCCTCGAACACAGTAACCTTTAATATTGACTCAACAGTTACTACGCTTACAGGCACTCAGGAATTAACTAACAAAACACTCACAAGCCCTGTAGTCTCTGGGGGAAGCGTAGACAACGCGCCTATAGGTGCAATTACTCCAGCGGCTGGCACATTTACAACCTTAAGCCTCACAGGGGCGCTCACTACCTCTAGTACTATAGACGGAAGGGACGTAGCCACAGATGGCGCAAAGCTAGACCTTATCGAAGCCAGTGCTGATGTAACAGACGCCACGAATGTAAACGCTGCTGGCGCTGTAATGAATACAGACACTACCACAGCAGCTATGTCTTTTGTTGTTGATGAAGACAACTTAGCTAGTGACTTAGCCACTAAAGTTCCTACGCAACAGAGCGTAAAGGCTTATGTTGACGCCACAATAACAGGAGCCGTTCAGGAAGCAGACACATCCACAGGCTCTATGTCTTTTGTTGTTGATGAAGACGACATGAACAGTAACAGCGCAACTAAGCTGGCTACACAACAAAGCATTAAATCTTACGTAGATACGCTAGAAACCGCAGCAGTACTGAATGCCGACACTTCTACAGCCTCTATGTCCTTTGTCCTAGACGAAGATGATATGAGCAGCAACAGTGCTACTAAACTAGCTACACAACAGAGCATTAAGGCTTATATAGATACGCTAGTAATCCCTGATCCAACGGGAGCCGTACATGCCGTAGCTTATGACGCAAGCCTTGTAGCGCCTGAGGGATACCTTTATTGTGGCGGCGCAGCCGTTAGTAGAACGACATACGCTGGCCTCTTTGCAGTCTTGGGAACAGCGTGGGGGGTAGGGGACGGCTCAACCACTTTTAACTTGCCTGATTTCCGTGGTAGATTCTTAAGGGGTTGGGATGATAGTGCAGGAAGGGACGCAGCCAGAGCCATTGCTACTTACCAGACTAACGCTAATAAATCTCACACTCACACAGCTACCTCTGGAAACGACACCCATAATCACACAGCTTCATCAGCCAACGATACCCACGACCATGATATAGAGACAAGTTTCTTTGCTGGCGGGACTGCCCCAGCGACAGGGCCTTACTTCGGGGACGCGGGCTACAGGGCTACTGCTGGATACACAGCTACAGATGCTATTGTAAGTGACACCCACAACCATACTATTACTGTAGATAATGACGAACACAACCACACGGTAACAGTAGACGCCGATGGGGGCACGGAGTCCCGCCCAGAAAACGCATCAGTATCTTACGTGATCAAATACTAATATGGCTAAAAACTACACAAGACAATCCTCTATGGGAACAGGCGACGTAATATTCGCCAGTCTATTCAACGCTGAGTACAATCAGCTTGTAGACGCTTTTAATTACTCCAGCTCTAGTAGTACTCTAACAGGGCACAGGCATGACGGAAGCACGGGAGAAGGCGGGAATATCCCTAAGATAGGGAGCATAGACTTCGCTAATAGGTTTGAAGTGGACACTGGAAATAACTGGTGGACTCTATGGACTAGTGTGGCTAGTGTAGCCGAAGAACAGCTTAGGTTTAAAACAGCAGTCCTAGTTCCCGTACAAGACGACTATTATGATATAGGCTCTGCGGCCTTAGAGTTTAAAGACCTTTGGCTAGACGGGACGGCTAATGTAGATGTGTTACAAGTAGATGAGAATGCTACAGTATCGGGCTTGCTCACAGTCAACCAAGTATCGGACGGTGCAATAACCATCACAGGTTTTGTAGATGAAGATGATATGGTCAGCGATAGTGCTACGTTAATCCCAACACAGCAAAGCGTGAAGGCTTATGTAGACACAACCGCAGGGGGCACAGTAGCTAGCGTTGCAATATCGGGGAGCGATGGGATCGAGGTAGATTCAGGAAGCCCTATAACTACTTCAGGCACTATAGTCTTAGGCTTGAATAAAACCACTACCCTTTCTTTTCTTAATGTTGAGGATGGGGCAACTGGCGACCAAAGTGGCGCAGAGATTAAAGCCTCTTATGAGGCCGAAGCAGACACAAATGCTTTTGATGACGCGGCTGTTAGTAAGCTCACAGGAATAGAGGCCTTAGCGGACGTGACTGATACCACGAACGTAACGGCTGCTGGTGCTTTAATGGATAGCGAAGTCGTTAATTTGGTGGCGGTTAAAGCCTTCGATCCTTCTGATTATGAAGGCGCTGACGCAACAATATTAAAGGACGCCGATATAGGCGTTAATGTTCAAGCGTATAATGCTAACACCGTTATAGATGCAACATACGTTGCAACGGATGAAAACTTTACTACAGCAGATCATTCAAAGCTTGACGGTATTGAAGCTTTAGCTGATGTAACTGACGCTACTAACGTCAATGCCGCAGGTGCTGTGATGAACACAGACACTACTACAGCGCCAATGTCTTTTGTTGTTGATGAAGATGATATGGTCAGCGACAGCGCAACTAAAGTGCCGACTCAACAGAGCACTAAAGCTTACGTAGACGCAGAAGTAGCTGCTGCGCTGACATCAGAAATGAGTTACAAGGGAGGCTATAACGCTTCAACCAATACCCCGAACCTAGACGATACAGGCAAGATAACTACAGAATTAGGGGACGTATACACAGTAACAGTTGCTGGTACATTCTTCACGATTGATGTTGAAATTGGAGATATGCTTATCTCTAACATAGCCTCAGCAGCAGTCGAAGGCGACTGGACAATAGTAAATAAGAATTTAGATGCCCCCTCTATTAAGACGGCCTACGAATCTAATTCAGATACTAATGCATTTACTAATGCTCTATTAAGTAAACTAAATGCGATAGAAGCGAACGCTACAGCAGATCAAACTGGCGCAGAGATTAAAGCGGCCTATGAAGGCGAAGCGAATACGAACGCTTATACAGATGCAGAAGTAACTAAACTGGCAGGGATAGAGGCTTTAGCTGATGTAACAGACGTAACAAACGTCACGGCTGCTGGAGCCTTAATGGATAGCGAGGTAGTTAATCTAGCACAAGTAAAAGCTTTTGACACTACAGACTATGCACCAGCTTTAGGAGTGGATGATAACTATGTTACCGATGCAGAGAAGGTAGTTATAGGTAACACTTCTGGTACTAACACTGGCGACCAAGTAAACATCACAGGCAATGCGGCTACGGTTACAACAAATGCAAACCTAACAGGTGACGTAACAAGTGTAGGTAACGCCACTACAATTCCATCAGGCACAGTAGAAGGCGCGGATATTGCTTCTACAGGTGAAACAGCAGGCAAGGTTTTGCAGGCTGATGGAGACAACACTTCATCTTGGGTAACTTTAAGTGGTGGAGGCGATGCTTTAGTAGCTGATCCGCTATCTCAATTTGCGGCAACTACTTCGGCTCAATTAGCGGGGGTTATATCGGATGAAACTGGCTCAGGCGCATTAGTGTTCGGCACTAGCCCTACATTGGTCACGCCAAACTTAGGCACACCGTCAACGCTGGTTGGCACTAACATCACTGGTACTGCGGCAGGGCTAACAGTAGGAGCTACTACAGGCGTAGAGGCGGGTGCTGATGTAACAGACGCAGCCAATGTGAATGCGGCGGGGGCTGTAATGGAATCCGATACTTCTACAGCAAGTATGAGTTTTGTCATTGATGATGATTCAATGGCAACGGCTTCTGCTACCAAACTACCAACAAGCGAAAGTGTAGTAGCTTATGTGAACAGGCTTAGTGCTGGCTTAGAGAGTCTTACTGCTAATGGCACTAACGCTACGGGTACATTAGCTAAAGGTACAAGCGATACTTTGACTGTAACTCCATCAAGCGGTACAACCGAGTTGATAGTCACTATTACTGGTGGATTAAGGGTAGATAGAACTACTGGCACAGGCTCACTGGTCGCAGGGAAAACGCAAGGAGGCTATGTCAATTCATCTAGCGTGAATACAGGCATAGGACAATCCATATCCCATCGACAAGATGCCAAATACTCTGTAACTAACGCAAATTTTGAAAATGCTTTTACCGCAACTTATAAACTTACAAGCGCACACTACAACGCTAGTGGGGATTGGGAAGTGTTCCCCTTTCATGCAGGAACAAACGGCAACTTCACTTCTGAACTAGACTCTATATGGGTTGAGTACCGTGAGATACAATAATGCCAGCAGAATCGGGGTTAGCAGCAATACTGCTAAAAAACATAACTTGGGTCGTAGCGGCTGTTGAGGTTACTGGGGCAGGGATAAACAATCCTCCGCTTGCTTCTGACAGGGGGCTTACTGAAATATCTGCGGTGCTTTCACGATCTGAAATTAATTTAGAGAGGGTTAGATAGTGACAATCCCTCAAGAGATTTAATAATGGAAAAGTATACTGTAGAATTATGGGGCGGGGTCATTGCGGCTTTCTCAGCTATCGTTGTTGCTCTAATATCTAAAGGCAGACTTGCCTTTGGGGCTAAAGGGCGCATGTATCAAAACTTGGGTCGGCTGGCAGAGGGCATGGCTATCCTTGAGCATCAGGTCTCTGATCCTGATAGTGGCGTAGAGAGAGCCATTATGTTTGAGGGCCACAACTGTGGAGGGCAGCCAAGCCCAGACAAGCCGTACTATGTTGATGTTATTCAACCAAGAACACGGGCAAGCGACGGACACTTATCGGCAGATGAAATCAAAGAAAAATACTCAGAAATGCATGTGGACAGCCACTACATTTACATGCTCAGAGACTTGCTCAAAGAAGACCATGTACTCTTGAATGTTTCTGAAATGCCCCCCTGCTTACTGAGAGATATTTACAACTCCAAAGAAGAAGAAGTTAAGCACTCACTAATTTCTCTAGTGGGCATAAGGGGCAACAGCATTATATTTATTACACAGGCAACGACCAGTGACAATATGGACGCTGGAACTTTATTCAACGCAAAACTAGCAGCACGAAAGATAAGAAACCTCATCAGGTGAAGCCTGCCCTTACTCTATTAGGCTACGGACTGCTTATTCTAGTGGGGACAATAGGGCTGATCTTAGCGGCGGTATGGGGCGCATTAGTTTACATTGAAGTTTTACAAGAGGAACAAGAATGAAAGAGCAAGTCAAAGCATGGGGAGCTAAAACCCTTAAAACCTTAAAGCACTACGACATTAACTATTGGGCGGGGAGTAAGACATGGGCCACCCTAGCCATTATGGTGCTTATCACTTACATCATGCCCGAGAACAGATTAGAGGCTCTTGTAAACCTTGCGGGGATTGCACATCTATTTGCCTTAAACGCAGCGAAGAAACTATAATGCTTAACATACTAAAAACATTCTTTCTGGATACACTATGGAACAACGGACTGGCTCTAGCCATTGCGGGCTTAGCGGCCTACATGGGACTTAGCCGAGTTAAGTCTGAGTACAAGGACTACAAGGAAGATAAAAAACTTGAAGACCAGATAGAGGCTACCGTTGAACGGCGGGAGCAAGACGCAGTAGACGAAAGTGAAATTAAAAAGGAGGCGGTAGATGCGATTGTTAATGATCCTAACAATGATTTTATTAACCAGTAGTTGTGTCACAACGGACTACAAGCTAGCTGATCAGTGCTTCGGGCACGAGATGGTTCTAGTCAAATTGAACGTACCGCCAAAACCTTTAGCCACTAAAGAAGACTACTACGAAGCGGCAAGAGTAAGAACCGAAGAGGCTCTAATCTTTAGCCGTAGATATGAACGCGCCAGAGAGTGTATCGGAGAGTTTAAATGAGTATTGAAAATATCCTTATAGGTTTAGTGGTTGTAGCAGCACTATGGGCGTTCACACAGAACCGCAAGAAAGATGCGGAAGCCAAAAAGAAGAAGGAAGAAACCGTACTCATTCCTCGCCCATCAATTGCCGATTTACCAGTGGGCAACTATTGCATCATTGATGAATGTACGCCAGAAGTCGCGGCAGGCCGTGAGACTAATGGAGCGCAGGACGTTCAAGCGCAATTGTATTTACTAATATCCGAGACAGGTACTAAACCCGCTTTTATTGGTGTGTCGTGTGGTGAGCATGGGGTAAATAAACAGCCCACCATCGACGCTATAAAAGAGTTATGTCTCAACATCCCTGTATTAGAAGGCGCACCGACTTACTTAGGCGCAAAGTCTGAATTAAGCGATGCGATTGTCGCAGAAAGCAAAAAGGGCGTATTTAAAATCTATCTCGGATCTCCTGCGGGTGATGTTGCAAGGGCTTTCAAAGATGGATGCCATATCCATAATATCAAACTACCTCGACTGCTAGAGCATACATGGAACGAGACTATAAACCCCAGTGCGGCTAAATATGTATTAGACCGACTACAGGATAAGTCTGGAGCTGTCACTGAGTACTACACACTGATAACCCGCAGTAACTTACCCGCACCTTACCAAGACACGCACACATGGATTAATCGTAATAGACCCCTCAAGGCGTGGGATTTAGCCAATAGCCCTGAAATTCTAAAGCGCAATCAAGAGTTAAACGCTGGAATTAAAGACAACACTGGAGTATTGAGAATTGCTGACGTTCTTTGTGTAGCTAAAGATTTAGGTTTTGAAAAGGACATAGCGCGGATATTTAACGGCATCCAACATGGCATGGATATTTGCAAAGATCGTATTGCCATAGGTGCAAAAGAAACTCTAATACAGACTACTGCGCCTCCCCCTCCACCAAAAAGAGCACCTATTACTAAAGCGGATTTCAATTTAGCTTCAGTAGATATGCAGGGATTTATAAATCCTTTGAAGTACCGTGAAACATCTAAAGTTATATCTGCGTCTATGTCGGCTAACTACTCAGGAGTATCTAGTATTAACCATACAGAAAAAAATGTATGGCCCGGTGTTGATGCTAAGCATATGGGGCAGACCATAAATGTTAACGCTAATATTACTATCTTCTATGTTGAAGACGGCAAAACCAAAGGGTTACCTTTTGAGTACCTAAGGACTAATACTACTCGGATGGTACACGGAGCAGCTAAGGCAAGTTATTCCATACAAAGTGGTGATGTAATTGGAATAATGGCTTCTTATATAATACGGGACGGTAACCGAGCTAAGGAGCAAGGCTCTCCTAAGAAGCGTACTAACGTGTGGTTTATAAAAGTAAAATAAAGTATGGAAGTAACATTAAAAGAACTAGCTTTAGTAGGGATAGCCCTTGCATACAACGGTATTATGTATGTGTATGATAGAGTAAAGCCAAAACCTAAAAAGACTCTTGAAACAGATGAGAGTGAAGACGCTTAACCCACAAGGAATCCTATGATTACATCTCATTATTTAGAATATTGTGAATCAAACAAACAGACCCAAATATTAGAAGCAGTACTAGAAAAAGGATCTAACCGTAAAGCAGCTAAGAAATTAGGATGTAGCTCTACAGCAGTTGATCAATGTATTAAACGTATTAAGAAACCTAAGAGAAAATTATGGCAAGCAAGATAAATTTATACGACCTCAAAAACAAGGCTGGGAAGCCTTTAGTGTCTCTAGGTTCAAGCACGGCGGGGACTCAAACGGATAACTCGGGTATGACCTTGTCAGGCAATGGCATGGCGGGGACTCTAACGGATAACTCGGGTATGACCTTGTCAGGCAACGGCATGGCGGGGACTCTAACGGATAACTCGGGTATGACCTTGTCAGGCAACGGCATGGCGGGGACTCTAGCAGACACCTCAGGCATTACAGCTACAGCTCATAATGACTTATCGGGTTTGCCTTATTTCCCGTCTAGCCCAGACCCTAGGCCTAACAACACTCCGACTCCGTCTAAGGGTGACGGTGGACTATCGGGTTTGCCTTATTTCCCGTCTAGGCCAGACCCTAGGCCTAACAACACTCCGCCTAGGGGTAACGGTGGAATATCGCCTCCACCTACAGCCAATAATCAAGCTGATCCTCCCCCTACAAACTACGCGGATTCCCCTGTAGATTTTGGGCACTGGAACAACAACTTAGCTTTCGATCACTTGGATGGAAAGGCTAGAAACACGGGAGCGCGTGGTGACCGTGAAGCTTATGACAATTACATAAGAGCTTGGAACGCGGCAGACCCAGAAACTAGAAAGGCTATAGACGCTCAGCATGGTTTCGGGGGGCGTGCAGCTCCTCCTCCTAAACCTAATAATGCCCCCTCACATGGCGGCGGAGGGCATGGCGTCGGCGGCGGAGGGCATAGCGGGGGCGGTTCTTCTTACTACATAGATCCTAAAAAGATAGAAATGGTAGAGGAAGGAGACCCCAGCAAAATCGTTAGTATGCGTAATACTAAGAATGTCAAGGCCAAGCAAGCCGAAGCGTATGACGCCACCGCTGCAACTATAGGTGAAACGGCGTTAGCTGCTGGTGCAGGAGACGTAACTGCTTCTCAGTATGAAGGAGCACAAGTAGACCAAGCGGCCCAAGGGACGGCAGCACAAGGAGAGCTTAGCGAGGGTTCAACTGCCGAGAGAGACGAAGAAACTCTAACGGCTTTAGCGGACGTAGCGGAACGTGATGTTGCTGCGGAGATGGCATCGTTGGCAGAAACTCCAGAGTTCATAGCATCTTTAGAGTCTGAGGCAGAAGCTCAAGTAGATAATCAATCTGTAGAAGCTCAAGCTGCTATGGCTGAAATGCCTGTAGAAGCTTTGATGTCTACGCAGATGGAGAACCTAATTAGTGAAATGGATAACGGGACAATCCCTAAGTGGGCACGTCCTGCGGTAGATGCCATCAACCAAAAATTAGCAGCAAGAGGAATTAATGTTTCTTCAGTAGCTAGGGACTCTATGTATAATGCGATTATACAGAGTGCTCTACCTATTGCTCAGAGCAACGCACAAATATTAAGCAACAGGGCTAATCAAAACCTAGCTAATCAGCAGCAAGCTAATATGGCTACTGCTGACTTTGAGCACCAGCTAAAGGTAAGTAATCTATCTAACCGCCAGCAGACCGCACTACAGAATGCAGGGCTTAAGGGGAACATAGACTTAACTAAGTTTAGTGCGGCGCAGCAGACAGCCTTAGCTAATAGTCAGTTCTCACAGTCCATGACCGCAACAGAGTTCTCGGCAAAGCAGCAAAGCATTATTCAAAATGCTACGGCGCTGGCCTCTATGGACATGGCAAACTTAGATGCTAATACTAAACTGGCTGTACAGAACGCTCAGGCTTTCTTACAGATGGACATGACTAATCTTAGCAACGAGCAACAGATGGCGGTACTTAACCAACAAGCCACTCAGCAAACATTGTTGGCTAACCAGTCGGCAACAAACGCGGCTAGGCAGTTTAACTCAGCAAGCGAGAACCAGACCAATCAGTTTATGGCTAGCCTTGCGGCGCAGATAGATCAGTACAATGCTACTCAAACTAATGCTATGTCTCAGTTTGCGGCTTCCGAACAAAACAAAATAAATGCTCAGAATTCTAACAACAAGACACAAGTAAGTCTGTCCAACGCTGAGATGAAGAATAAGATTAGGCAATTCAACGCTACTCTGGATCAGCAAAGGGAGCAGTGGAACGCAGCTAATAAGCAGGCAGTAATGCAGGCTGACGTTACTTGGAGACGAAATGTTAATACGATGAACACAGCGGCAATTAATCAGACTAACCAGTTTAACGCGGCTAATGCGTTCAATATGAAAATGGGAGAAATGGGATTTGTGTGGCAGTCAGCGAGAGACGAAGCCGATAGGGCTTTTAGATCTTACGAGAACGAGCAAGACAGGAAGGTATCCCTGTACTCAGCTTCTATGCAGAACGAAAGTGATGCTGGTGGCGGTAGTACTACGGATTTTATGGACATTATAAACAGGTTATTAGGATAATATTATGGGATTATTTAGCAAATTAAAGAAAGTATGGAAAGGCACCATTGGTAAAGTGTTTAAAAAGATAGGTAAGGGTATTAAGAAAATAGTAAAGAAGGTAGGCACAGCGATTAATAAGCTGGGGATTGTAGGCCAGATAGGCTTGATGATCGCCATGCCTTATTTAGGAGCCGCCCTTGGAGCAGCGATGGGGACAGTCTCTACGGCAGTAGGTACTTTTATAAAGGGAGCCGCTGCGGGTTCTAAGTTCCTAACAGCTGTAGTAAACACAGGAACTAAAGTTATTAACCTTGCGGCACAGTTTGGATCTAAAGTAGGCACAGCTTTTAAAACTATAACCAGTGGAGTTTCTAAGTTCATAGGAGATTTCGCAGGCGCGGCAGCTAACAAGCTAGGCTTCAATATGCCTGCAGTGGCTGATAAAACATTCGGCAAAGCCTTTGGAGACCTAATGACTAATGTAAAGTCAGCGGGTTCTGCGGTGGCAGATATTTTTAATACTAAGACATATAACTGGACTACTGACGTTGCGAGTAAGCTTGTGGGCGCGGGGCAGTCAGTCGCTACACTAGAAACTATGGCCCCTATGAACACTATTAACGTATCATCTACAGGAGGCGCGGTTTCTCAGGCGGCTACCAAGGCAGCAGGCGAGTCTCTTCTGGCCCCTACAGCTAAGTCTACATTATTAGGAGGGCTTAAGGATAAATTCGTATCTTCAGCCAAGGAACTAGGTAAAGAAACCTTAGAGAAGATGGCATCTAACGCTCCTAAAGTTATTTTAGAGGAAGGAATGAAAGCCCTTGCAGGCTCTTCGGGACAGGAATCTGAGCAGCAGCCCTATGGTCAATTTGAAGCTGACTACCAAAGTTTTATGAACGGCCTATCTAATCAACGCGAAGGCTACACGGCGGTGACAGGCCAGCCCTTACAGACTTATGTACCTCAGTCGGCTATTAGCTACATGAACTCTAACCCTTATGGGCAGGGAGCGCAGGTGTATAACATGTATCAAGACCAGCTAGCCAGAATGTCTAACCCCTCTTACGGATAATATAAAAATGGAACAAGATCCTAAATACTTAAAGCAGCTTACAGAAGCACCACGGGCAATTCCAGGCCAGAGCCTTACGGCAGACCCTGACAACCCAAGGCCTTTTGAGTCCCCTCCTCAATTTGTTTCCCTCCATGAGGCCTCGGAGTATATCTTTGGGAACTTGCTAGACGAGGAAACTTACGTTCAGCTCATGGGCGAGTTGATGAACGGGCGCACAGTTATGGAGATAGTCCAAGTTGTTACGTTCTCTGGGTTTGCTAAAGGCCTTTGGACTCCTGACCTCATGCTCCTATTAGGGGAGCCTGTAGCCTATATGATTCTTGCTCTTGCTGAAAGGGCAGGCATTGAGGCTAAGATCTATGACGGTGAAGAAGACGATGATGAGGACGACGAGGACGGTGTTGTAGCCGAGAACCAAGAAGTCCAACTCAAGGCACTACAGCGTAGAAGTAAGCAGTTTACTACTATGCCTACAGGAGGCAAGCTGACGGACGAGCTTAAACAAAAGGTTAACGCGCTTCCCATGAAAGAAGAAATAGAAAGTATGATTACTAAACCCGAAGCTAGCCCCGAGAGCTTACTAGACCCTACTGAGGAGCAATAAGATGGCTATTGATTATGGTGCACAGACAGAAGGGATTGACAAGTTAGCCAATTCCTTAATGGCTCAGACGAAAGAGCGCAACAAGGTTCTTAGGAACAGGAAGAAAAGGGCGCAGAAATACCAAGCTTTGGCGTCTATAGGAGGTCACATCGGCAATGCGGTTTTGAGAGATCGTGCGGATAAGTTTGTCAATAATGAATTTAACCTTAGCAACAGACTTAAAATTAACGGTGTTATGCAGGATATTTCTAGGGATAACGCGGCCTTGGAGAAGCTTCAAAAAGATCCTGATTATTATTTCAACCAAGCCAAGCAGGAGATTTTAGAAAACGCGGGTGCTGCTTTTGATGCTGATGGTGTGGGCGTTGACTTAGATATGATAGAGGCTCAGATAAGTCCAGTCGCTCGGAGGATAGCTGAGGAGCGCGAATCCCTTTTAGCTCAGAGACTAAAAGTTGCAGGGAATATTGAGACTCTTTCAGGCGGCGATCCTAATTTCTATGAGACTGAACTAAGAAAATTAAAGCCCAGTACTGTAGGCTCATGGCTTACAGGTCTAGTAACAGGGAACGACGACGATGACTTAGAAGCTATAATGGCTAAGTACAACCCGTACTTAGAGGCCTATGAAGAACTTAAAGGTGTAGGAGTCCCTAAGGTCTCGGCGGCAAATCTCTCAAGGCTCTATCCTGACGGAATGCCTAGGAATACTAAAGTAGAACTTAGAGATGTAAAGCAGGTAGACCGAAGGACGGGAGAGGTATCTACCGTTACACGACAAGTGGTGATAAACGGGGCCGATGGCAGCTTCATAGGCTATGCAGATAATAAGGGTGGCAACCTAGGCGACAGCCCATTAGACCCAACCGCCGTAGCCTTTGTACCTAAAAAAGATCAGGTAGATGAAATGGCAGCGGTTATCTATGGCTCAACTGGTGATGACGGGAGAGAGATATATCTAAAGCAGTTTACGGACGCAGGCTTAGGCGAAAGCAATAATGCAAATAAAGCTGTAACGGAGGCTTTTACAAAGAATACACTGGCTCCTGCTGTGAACCTATCCTATACACTAACAAGATCTCGTGGTCTCCCTAAAGAATTTGCCGATCAGCTAGCAGCGACTTCCCATATAGAAAATGAAAAGTGGATAACAGATGAAGATTCTGACGTGGGCACTAGTTTAATAGGCAATGGGGCTACGGAAAATCCTCTACTAAGTTGGATGGCTTTGGACACAATAAAAATAAACAACCCTAGGGAAAACTCTAATCCAGAAATGTATAAGGCTTATGAGAAGGATCTTCTAATTGCTATTACAGATAAGACAATTCTAGCTAGACTAGTAAGCAATATGAGCAAAGATAAGGTGAGTAAGTTAATAAATTACATGGATAGCAAGAGCATGTTTGATAAAGTGCCTGAGACTTTTCGAGTTCTAACGGGCGACCCTCACCCCGAAGACCCTAATAGGGACGAGGAAATAGCAGGCACCCTCGCGCAAAAGATTGCTACTCAGGCTGGCGTACCTTACCTACCGAGAAAGTATGGGCTTTTGGAAACTATAGCCAGAAAAGTTGAGAAATATGGAGGTCTTCCAGCTGTTGCGGATGAGCACCCGTATAGAGCAGGACTAGGAAGCTATGGAGTGCAAAGCTTACCTTCGGCTAGACGAGCAGGGGATTCAGAAAGTAAACCTCCAGCTAAAAAGCCTAGCGGTAATGTACGCAAGCTCTCTAAGGAGGAATCTATGATTCAAAAGCCTTTGCCTGTCGAGGAACCTAAGGCTCCCGAAGACAATGAGAAGTACGAGATAAAAGATCCTGACATTATCAAAGCTCTTATAAAGAACGCACAGGAACTGAACGAAACAGGAGCCAATAGGTATCCGCCAGAGCTTCATATACAGTTTGTGACTGAGCGCCTGAAGGAGCGAGGTATTAATCCAGCCACTATCAAATTAGCCGAGCTTAAAGAGCTTATGCGAGAGGCAGGCTTTATGACAATAAAACAAGGAAACTAATAATGGCTGAACAAAGAAGTAAGTACGATCCTCATGTATATAGCTTAGCAGAACTTGATGCTATGGATGCTGAAAAAGCTGAGTACGTCGAGAAGGGATGGCTTCCTGAAACCTCTGGACTCTCCAGACCCCCTACGATTGAGCATATCCCTACAATGGATGAGTGGCGTGCTGACAACTGGGAAGACAGTAAAGAAGTATTCGACTATCTAGCCTCTCAAGAGACCACTAAAGATGCGTGGATGGAAGCAGGGAGTAGCTGGGGGAGTTTTGACCCCGTAGAAGATATGCGTGATAGTAGGTACAGGATGCTTACTGCGCTATCAGAAGCAGGCAGACTTGAAAATGCCCCTGAGCACATTAAACTAAAAGCCGCTAAACTTAGCGAGTCTTTTGACAGAGCAGTTATTAGGGGCGGGAATGAGCAATGGTCAGCGTTTGTTGATATTGGTACTGATCTTATAACAGCACCTGAAACTATTATCGGCGTACTCTTGGGCTTGGCGACAGGCGGTGGAAGTACTGCGGCTCAGGCAGGGGCTATGGCGGGCGTTAAGGGTACCGCACAGGCAGGAGCCTTTGCTGCTGCTAAGAATGTAGCAAAGAAGATGGCTGTGAGAGGCCTAGCGGCGGGAGACATGACCAGTAAGTTTGGTTTCCCTCTGGTCACAGGATCGTGGGCTGCCGCAGATTCCGCAATACAACAGAAGCGTGACGTTGCTATAGGCCTTAAAGACGAGATAAGTATTCCAGAAACCTTAGGGGCCTTTGGTCTCGGAGTAGGGGCTGGTAAAGTCTTACAGGTAGCGGCATCCCCCTTCATGCGTAAGGCGGCGGTAGCTCCTCTGATTACAGAACAAAGCCCTAGAGTTATGGGCAAGGTGGTTAACCGTCTACTGGACGACCCTGTGTTTAGCAGGGCGTTAGATAATGTTGATGTTGGTGTAGTTAATGTATCTAGGCAAATGGATATGTTTCCTGAGCCTACTACTCCACTGCAAAGAGATTTATTCAAGGCTGGCATAAGTCCAGAAGAGAAATCTAGGGGCAGGAGACAGGCTGATTTTTTCGAGGATGCTTACCCTGAAGAACAGGCAGGTGAATTTGCAGAGCAATTAGATTTGTTCAACACAAGTACAGGCAAAAGCAGTCTTGTAGAGGCGGCAGCGACCTTTGCCGATAAAGTTTCTCCTCAAGCAAGTAGACAGATTACTGAGCAGATGGATTTACTAAAGCAGGTAGCGGCTAAGAAGCCTATAAAAGACCAGTTAGATTTGTTCTCCCCCGAGGAGCTATCCTCTCGGAGACTAGAGCTTACAGAACAGATGGATGCCTTTGAAGCTTTTGTAAAAGAGACAGGCGACGAAGATCTGATGAAGCAGTTAGATATGTTCAAGGACATGGCTAAGCCTAAAAAGGGCGTAGAGCCTAAAGAACAATTAGAGTTGTTCAGGACTAAACTACTGCCCGAAGAACGTCCTAACCTAAAGACACAAATGGACATCGAGGATGTTGTCCCTGCTGAACAGGCTACTCCTGAGATGGTAGACGAGACAGTAGACTATCTTAGAAAATTAACAGAGTCTATTAGCATGGAATCTGAGAGCATAGATAAAGCTATAGCCTCAGTCACGGCAGCGATGGAAGAGGCTTTGTCGGTAGGCAAGCGTTTGTTTCCTGAGGACATTAAAAAACTAAAAGAGATCAGAGACTATGTAGCACGGAACGGTGGAGGCGAAGAGACCCTAGATTTAGTATCCGAGAAGATCGCTACTGTAACCTCTAGAGGAGCCTCAGCTAATGCAACTACCCCTACTAAAACTAGAGGCGTAGGCCCAGACGGAGAAAGCCCTACAGACGGCCCAGACGGCCCTAGACCTCCTGAAGCTCCTGCTCCCCCTTCGGGAAGCGTAGCGGCTGTTAGTGAAGAAGGCGTAGAGGGTGAGGTAGGCGGTATCCTTAATCGCTTGGGGAGTCGTGCGACCTCTACAATCCTTTGGGGCAAACAGCCTGGATTTTTAACTGCCTACGCTAAAATATCTGCTATGGCAAGAGAACTACAGTCAGCCATATCCCCAGAGTTTGCAAAGGTTTGGAGTGGGGCACAAGACTACATACCCCCTAGCTTGTTTGAAGTATACAAGAGCTACAGCGGGAACTGGATGGGTAAGTATATGTCTATGGTAGAGCCTATAGCCAAAGAAGGCTTAAGAAACAAGACACTAGGCAAGATGGACGCTGAAGCTAATGATCTTGTACACAGAGCTATGCGAGGAGAGAACGTAGGGAACAAGATGGCTAATACTATAGGGGCTAATTTGAAAAACCTCTATAGCGAAATAGGTGATAAGCTATTATCTAATGGGCTTATCCGCGAGAAGCTCCCTAACTATGTCCACCGTATGTGGCATAGAGAACACATCATGGCTAACCCTAAGAAATTTAAAGGCCTTTTAGTCTCCGAGGGACAAGCGGCTGATATGGCTGAAGCAGATGCTATCTTTAAGAGCATGATGGACAAAGCAAACCAACTAGACGACAGCAATATGAGTACTCAGTTCTTTAGCAAGGTGCGTACACTGGATAAAATCAAAGATGATTCTAAGTTTGCGGAGTTTTTTGAGCAGGACGTTCGTGTAACTATGGCTTCTTATGTTCACCAAGCCTCTAAAGCTATAGCAAAGAAAGAACGCTTAGGCGTTTCTAACCTTGACGAGTTCATGGAACGTATAGCCAATCCTATAATAGATCAAGTAAGGGAGAAAGCAGGAGAGAAGCTAAGTATAAAAGAGTATGAAGCTTTGCAGCGTCACTTAGAGGCTTTATACAAGAATGTAACTAGCGAGGGGCTAGACCGCTTTAGCCCTGCTGGTGAAATGGTTTCAAACTCTTACGGCTTAGCCACACGAGTTTCGTTACTGGGCATGGCAACCGTTACAAGCTTAACAGAGTTTATGCTGAACGTGCCTAAGGCAGGCTTTAGAAACAGCATTAAAGGCTTAGCGGCTGCTAGCCGTTCAGGTTTTAAGATCCTCACTGGTGATACTGAAGGTATACTTAAAAACAACTTCGGTCTAACAGCTAAAGAGGCTAGACGGGAGCTATATGAGAATGGCTTAGCTTTGGAGCACGGCTTAATGTCTATCTCTAACAGGCTAGTAGGCGATGAGCTTACTTCCGAGGGCATGAATAAAGTAACTAATGCGTTCTTTAAATTAACTTTGCTTGACCAGTGGACTAAGTTTGTACAGTCCACTAGTTTTGTAACAGGCAAACAGTTAATAGCAAGTAACCTAGAAGCCTTGGCGGCCCACGGAGACCGCCCTATGACTAGGCGCATGACTCAGAAAGTCAATGAACTCAAAGAGCTTAATGTAAACATAGAGGAAGGCATCCGTTGGCATAACGCTGGGCAAAGCACAGACGACGATTTCTATGGTGTTGTAAAGAGGGGAGCAGCTAGATATACAGATGAGGTTATCTTACAGCCTTCTAGCATGTCAGGACAGAAGCCTGCACTATACAACAACCCTAAGACCGCTTGGATGTTTCAACTTATGACATACCCTACAGCATTTACTAACACTGTATTGAAGGGGACAGCCAAGAAACTATACCGCGATAAGTCCCCTGAGGGTGCGGCGCGTGTGGTTGCTGCTGGCGTAATAATGACTGAGATGCAAAGGGTCTTAAACTACTACAGAAGCGAGGGAGCCTCGGAAGAAGATGGCGAGGGCATGGCATACCTAAGAGCTATTGAAAGGTGGGGTGCGTTCACTACAGCAGGAGACCAGTTTAGGAGAGCCGCAGAGGCCTCTAAGTATATTGGCAACCCCGCTCCTTATCTTGGCATACCTTTTGGGGTAGCGGGTAGTGACGTTGGTACAATATGGTCTCAAGGCCCTGTAACCTTCTTAGGTCAAAGATTATTTCCCGGATATACTAATCCTCTAGTAATTAGTAGAGAAGGCAAGCAAAAGTATAAGAGGATGCTAAGAGAGATAGACAAGAAACTTGCTGGTGAGAACGATAAATATACTAAGAGGAACTACTAATGGCAGGACTAGGAAAAGTAACCCACTCAATAGTTAAAGAGCTTACTGATACAGCTTATGATGCTTTAGATGGTTTTATTTCTAAAGATGTTTTAGAGGAAGCCAATCAAAGATTAGTGGAGGCTGTATCCAAGCCCTATAAAAATGTGAAGGGTTCTGACAAGAATACTCTAAACGATGTCCTTGATACGGACGAGGGTTCAGCGCACATACTTTTAAATGTGGAGGCTTACCTTAGAGAAAAGAACGACATGCTGAAAAGTGAAATGATAGCGAAATCCCCTGAAGGCAAGATAGGCGGGGAGAAGTTTGGGAAGTGGAGGGGCTACACCGAAGGAGAGCGAGAAACCTTTGAGCTTTCTAGTGTGTTTGCTGACGAGGTAGACCCTGACGGCTCTATAGTCCATAACATCAATGAGATTTATGGAGACATCAGAAGTTTCCATTCTAAGTTTAAGCCCAGAGAACTCCCAGACGAGAAAAAGTTTAAGGGCGAACCCCTAAATGACTGGCAAGCCCAGAAGCTCTCAGGCTATGTTACTGACTCCCTTAAAAAACTACACCCAGAAGCCTTCAGCCGCTTAGGCAAAGAAGGCTCAGAGAAAGTAGGGGCTATGCTAGTACAGAGACTGGCGCGGGACGCAGAGTACGGTAAGTTTATACGAGAAGTAGTAGAGAACTTTCCTAATAAAAACAAAACGGACATACCTACTCCCTTCCATGAGACCAGTGCCATAAAGCGCATGGAAGCAGAAGAGGAGAAGGAGTATAATGTTGCTAAGTTTCTAAGACCTTCTGAGGTTAAGATACCTGTATACAGAGCCACGGCAGACCACCATGATTTAGATGCTGACATAGCTGGTGTGCTGGCCCGTGAGGTAGGTATACATCTAGGTGAAGATGAAGCCCAAGTAGCTAGTATCATTGCAACACAGATGGACGGCGATAGGTTTAGAGCCTTTGCTGCTAATGAAGGCAAGCTCACCGTGACTAAGCCTGAGATTGATAATTACTTTGAGAACTACTTAGGTAGGTATGAGGATCAACAAGTCCGTATAGGCTTTGGAGAAGGGCTTGCAGGGAGCGAGGGCGTGATGGATCTTAAGCCCTATGCTATTACTAAAGGTTATGTCCAAATAAAGAAGCCCTTAGACATGGACGACATGAAGCTGGGTTGGCACATGGGAAGGCGTTTAAAGGATGCACCTACTGTTGCTCGGATTAAACTTGCCGTGCAGAGAAGTGGAGTAGAGCTGACAAAGAAAGCAGAGAAGCAGATGGACAAACTCTATAAAGAAGCTAAGCTATTTGCAAGGGATAAGAATGAAAGGTTTGTTAGGTTTAAAGACCCTACAGCCCCTGCAGGACAGTTCGAGAATCCAAGTCAAGGTGAGTACTTAGATGAGATAATGGGAGATTTGTTTAACCAGAAGATGAACATGCAATTTAGAAACTGGCTAAAGGACTTGGGCTTTGATGGCATAAGGTATAAGAACGCCGCTGAGAAATCCCTACCTGATAGTAAAGGAGAGAGCTACATTGCATTTGATAATGCTCAATTCAAAACTATATGGAACTCTAAAATGGATCGCAATGATCCTAGATCTAACTATAGCTCAGGAGGTTTGGTTGTTGACGGAGTACCCACAAGACAAGACCTAATGGGCTTAAATTCTAACGCAACCTCACAGAAAGGCACAATCAAAAGGAGACCAGTGAAGAAATCAAGACTATCAGATAAGATACTAAAGGCTATTAAAGACAAGCGTGGTTACACCGATGAAGAAGTAGAAAGGATTAAAGAGTATAGCGATGATGTTGCCCATGTAGAATCTAATAACGACCCCAAAGCTGTACAGATTATAGACGGGGAAGCAAGAGGAGCAGGAAGAGGGAAGTATCAGTTTGAACTAGAGGATGTAGCAGGGGGAAGTGGTGCAAATAATACAGCCCTTAAAAGGACTAAAAGGTTTTTAGCCCGCCACGGAGTAGAAGATACTCCTGAGCTAGATAGTCTAATCGCCAAGAAGAACGTAGACTTCAGTACATTGCCAGAAGAAGTACAGGACTCTATATTTCTAGCAGATCTATCAGAAGGTGCCGCGCCTTTAGATGATATAGCAAAAGGCAAGGTAGATAAAGGCAAGTTCTATGCCAAACATCACTGGGCTGGAGCTAGGGATAATCCTAAAAAGGAACAAGCTAAAGCCCAGTGGTTTGAGAATAGGATTAGGAGGAGATAATCCCCTTCTGATTCATATAGGTGAAATAAATACCAGCCCTTATAAGCTCCAAGGCCTCCGCATGTTTCTCAGCATCGGAGGCCTTTTTACTGCCTATAGATTTTATAAGTTCATTGTACATTATTTCTTTCTTACTCTTTACTAAATGCTCTAGTGCGCTCATATTAAACAGCCCTCGATTCTTTGAACGTGCATTGACCTATAAGTTCTATAGGGTGGTTAGTTTCAACCCATGCCCTCGCCCCACAACCTAGCTGAGTACCGTTGTACACCAACTGACTTGCTCCTGAGAGGTTTACTTGTGCGGCATAGATTGTCTTGCCTCCTTGCTTTACAGTATACACAGGGCGATTCTTCCCGTCCTTAGCGTTCATAGCTATGTTCTGACGGTTGACATGGATTATTGATTTCATTTTATCTCTCTAATAGTAGTTGTTCAATTTCATTGTGTAAGGGCTTAAGTTTCTTACTGACCTCACGCAGAATAGCCCTTACGTCTGCTTGGTCGCCCCCTCCACGGAAGACTGTTTCAACTGCATCTGCTGGAAGCTCGGTGTACTCTGTAACTAAAGTGCCTCGACTGTTCAACAGTACTTTAAAGCCTATAAGTGTCGCTTCGTTTTTCATACTTCACATACATTCCCGACACAAGCTAGTGTCTGTGCTCCTTCCGTGTTATCGTCATGCTCTGCAATGTCCCAGTTAATTTCTTTAGGCATTGAGGCTACTAGTTCTTGGTGCTCCTCTTCTGTTATCTCTTCGTAAGGGGCTTGAACAAAAGCATGTTCAGTGTGAGGCATGAAAGCCACACCAGAAACCTTATCGAAGTTCTTAAACAACCAAGCTCCTATGTCTAGGAAATTATCATCGTTGTAGTAAACAGTAATGCTTGGCTTATGTTCACACCAATGCTCTTGGTACAGGCTCCATAACTCCAACTGCTCTATGCCTGTTTGTTCTGAGGCAATGACAGAGCCTTCAGGGGCTTTATCGGGGAATGAGAACACTAAGGCATTAGGGTTTCCATCAGCCTCCTCCCAAGGGACTCCAGCGTCCTTAAGTACTTGACACAAAGGATCAGTAGCATCTGCTCTTACCCTACGTCTATAGAACCTAGCGAACCTACCGTGAATACCAGACGCACTATCGACTAACTGACTCACTGTACCACTAGGCTTAACACAAGTGATAGCAGTTGATTGGTTAATGCCCAAAGCCTTAGCCCACTTCTTGTTTGTCTCTACGGCTATAGCCTTCAAGGCCTCTAGAACTTCAGGCAACGACCCCTCAAACCCCCTATGACTATCAACCTTACCAGCCATGAAGGGGTGGTCTTGTATCCCTGTCATGCTCACTCCAAGCAACGCTTCTTCTTCTGTGTTACGTTTCCATATAGGGCGCAAATATTTAAAGTCGGTTAGTGTAGATTGTAGTGTACCCATTATAGTAGCGTTAGCCACCTTAGTCTTCAAAGTCTCAAAGGTATCTGATGGACGTATCACCACCTCGCTAAGATTACAAAACTGATTAGGTCTTAAGATGATTTCACTACACGGGTTAGTACCAAACTCATGGTCAGGATCTCGTCGCCCGTTCTTAGCGGCTTGGTTTTGACTAGCAACACGGCTAAAGAAACCACGCTCACCCCTCTTAGATTCATAGAGGTTAACCCACTCAGTCATAAAGCTTTCTAAGTCGGGCTTCTGTGTATAGACTACACTGTTGTTGGCTAAATCACGATGTCCGTGCTCGGCTCTGTACTCACCATGCTTACACTTGGCAATCCTTGTGTCTGTTAGATTGGATAAGCTGATAAGGGCTGAACGCCTTACGCCACCTACCACTACAATGTCAGCCACCTTACAGCAGATGTCATGGGCTTCTAGTCCGTTTAACTTACGACCAGCCGCACCCTTAAAGGTCTCAACGGTGAAGCGGAACAAAGCCTCCAAAGGCTCAGGGCCGCTTGCTCGTCCTCCAAAGGTCTTTAAGGCTGAGCCTTTAGGCCTAACAAGGCTAGAGTCCCAGCTAGGTACTTGACCAGAGTACAATAGACTGATGAGTTCTTTGAAGGCTTTAGCCCACCCGATCTTAGAATCAGCTATGTGTATCACTGTGTCGGTGTCAAAGAACTCATCAGCTATCTCAGGTAACTTGTCTACATACTGACGTTCGACGCTAAAGCCCACGCCTGTCCCGTTCATAAGTATGTACATTAGCTCGTCAAAGGCTCTAGG